ATGGAGGTTCGATCTTGAACAAGCTAATATTCTTATTACTCAACTACAAACAGCTATGGCTAATATCGAAAGGAAAGTTGAGCCATCTCTGGGTATGCATACGGAGCTCATCGATAAGACCCCGAAGACCCCTAAGTATAAAAAGAATGGTGAGTATACTGCGGCAACTTGCCGTATTCTTAGTGAGTACTTTGATAGGAATATCACTCCTAACGATGCTCTTCTTGATGAGCCTCCTATTAATCCTAATGTCGAGTTTCAACGAAGCCGTAAGGTCAAAACAAGACTAGGCAATTTAGAACAAGTGAAGGAGTACTTATATGGAATCGGATGGGAACCTGATGATTGGAACGTCAAACGACTTCCTTCCGGTGATTTTCAACGAACAGGTCCTAAGCTTACTACTTCCAGTCTGGAAAAGCTTGGAGACATCGGCAGAAGTATCGATGACTGGACTACTCTTAGATCACGCCTTAGTATTACACAAGGATGGGTCCGAGATTCTGTCACTGATGAACGTGGTTGTACGAGACTACACGGAAGGGCTTGGAATATTGGAACGCCTACATTTAGATGGAGGCATGAGATTATCGCCAACCTTCCTGGAGCGACTGAGGAATGGGGAAAGCGTATGCGTGCATTGTTTCTCCCAGAGGAAGGTCATGTAGTAGTCGGCGCTGACTCTGCTGGTAATCAGTTCAGAGTTCTAGCCCATTACATTGGGGATGAAGACTTTACTAATGAAGTCCTCAATGGTGATGTTCACCAGAAGAACGCAGATATCCTAGGTTGTTCTAGGGCTGCAGCTAAGAGATGGATTTACGCTTATCTCTTCGGTGCTGGTGCTGCTAAGTTAGGGCTTTACATTACGGGTGTTATGAACGCTGACGTTGGTAATGCTTCTAAAGATAAGTACGCTAAAGCTATTCCAGGATTAGCACGACTCAAATCTAAATTGGAAGAACAATTTAAACGTGCTAAACATTTAACTGGTCACGGATTCATTCGGGGCTTAGGTGGTCAGCGTATCTATGTAAGAGAGTCTTATCAAACACTTAATTATCTTCTTCAATCAGCTGAAGCTGCTACTATGAAGATTGCTATTGGTTATATTAAGGAACGTATAGCGGAAGAAGATATTGAATGTGAACCAAGACTAATGTATCACGACGAGTTTCAGTATAGCTGTAAGGAAGAACACGCCGAAAGACTTGGTGCAATTCTTGTTGAAGGTTTAACTGAAGCCCCAAAGCTTCTCGGCGTAACTATTATGTCGGGTGATTACGAAATCGGTAACAACCTAGCGGAGACACATTAATGGTTAAAACATTTAACAGTTATATTAATCGATTATTCCCTGATGAAGAAGCAGGAAAAGCTTGGGCTCAAAGAAAAGCTTTAAACCCTGATATGTCAGGTTATAAATTAGAAATGGGTTGGCGTAAGATTAAGTATGCGCCAGAAGAACCTGAAATGTTTTCCGTTTCATTCACTAAAAATAAGGAACTATAATATGCCTAAACGTTTATTTATTTCAATCATCTTAACTACAATAGTATTAGCTTGGGCTATCCCACAGTTTATGGTTGAGACTGCTATGATGGAATTTACAACATTCCATTGGTTACTAATTGTAGCTTATCTTTATATGATAGTCTCTTATTATCATACAGCATTAACTGATTTGAAAGATCGCTGGAAATGACTCAAATTTTAATTGATGCTGATAGCATTGTATATAAGTCTTGTTTCAACGTAGTAACCGTTGATGAAGCTTTCGCGAAGTTCAATAGTAAATTGAACTACATTAAGGACGATCTTTGGTCAGATAATCTCCACATCTATCTTAAGGGTGTAGAGAATTTCCGGTCAGTAGATTTCCCTTTATACAAAGCTAATCGGCCTAAAGCTGACCCCGCCTCGATAGTCCCTGAGCTATACGCTATGCTTGAGGAAGAGGAAGTCGGTATTCAATCTGATGGGTGTGAGGCTGACGACTTAGTTCGTACAGCAGCCCATGAATGTAAACATAATGAAGATGACTTTGTTGTTGTAGCTATTGATAAAGATTTATTCTGCGATCCATTCAACTATTACAATCCAGATAAGTCTGAACAGTTTAGTCTTACTCAAAAGGAAGCTGACTTTAATTATTACTCCCAGTTACTTACAGGTGACTCGACGGATAACATTAAAGGCCTCCATAGGGTAGGCCCTAAGACAGCTGCGAAGTTACTTAGTTCTACTAATGAATGGAAGAACCTAGTCATTAGGGAATATAAAGAAAGATTCAATAAAGATTATGAAGATGTATTAACATTCGTTGGTCATTTAATTCATATTAAACGCAATGAAAAAGACTGGTTCGACATTGGCTTCGGTGATTTTTATGACCGGAAGATTGATGTAGAAAAAGTCGGAAAGCTATTGGGCTATGACATCTAGGACATTTGAAATGGGTGATTACACATTCATCAGGTATGACCGCTTAAAGATTACAGCAGCGCCGCAACCGAAAGGGGGCGATCGTAAGTTGTCTTCTTCGGAAGGGGTTCTCTGGTGTAAGGAGAGTTTATATAAGTCTCTCCAATTAAAACGTGGATGGGAAGGGCCGTTAACCCTTTGTACCCGCGATGGACGCCGATGGTATGTAGCATTTGAAACATATCAGAAGGATGACTATATAGTCGATGAGATTAATGAAGGTGATTACGGTCACTGGAAGCTACCTAATAAAGAACTAGTAGACCCTCATCATATCGGTTTTGTTTATGAACTTAAAGATAAAACTACTGGTCGTATCTACGTAGGCTCTAAGAAGTTCTCCCAGCCTGATTGGAAACAATATACAGGCTCAGGAGACTTCTCAGAGTTAAACATTGATGATGTTGAAGGCCGTATCCTATATAGCCTCCCAACACCAGGACAACTTAATGCTTATGAGATGCGAGAGATATATCTTCGGGACGCCTTATTCCGAGATGATTACGCTAATAAACAAGCGGAGAAACGTATTCGCGCTTCTCATCTTGGATTAGGCTTTGATAAAGAACGACATGAACGTATTGTTAACGCTAAGAGGTGGACATGATAGAGATTACAGAAGTAATTGAAGAGAACGATGGCTCCGCTATTGTTACCTTAAAAGCTACTGGTCAAGAACTTGAGATGCTTGTAGCTGAAGGTTTTTTATCTGTACTAAGAAAGGTTTTAGAAGAAGATGTCTCAGGAACTATACAAGACTGAATGCAATAAATGTGGCTCATCAGATGGTAACGCTGTTTACGATGATGACCACGCTTATTGTTACGTATGTCAACATTATACTCATAATATAGGAAAGGAAAATGAAGTGGTTACACTTGCAGTTAATAATTCTAAACCTTCTAATGGCCTTCATCGGGCCGATGGTTTGGTTAGTCGTGGTTGCCGCGAACGGAACATTACCAAGACCGTGGCAGAGCATTTCGGAGTTCTCGCTGAGTATGATAGTGACGGGAGCATTTGCTCTTATCTCTATCCTTATTATCGAGGTACTGAATTGGTTGCATACAAGGTACGTGAACTACCAAAACAATTCTCGACTATAGGTGACTTTAAAGAAGTAGGTTTATTCGGTCAAAACGTTTTCCCATCTAACGGAAGACGTATTGTAATCACTGAAGGTGAATTCGATGCTATGGCTGTTGCTACTGCTTACGCTATTAAAGGTACTATCTGGCCTGTAGTTTCAGTACCTAACGGGGCTACTGCTAAGAAGACTATCTTAGCCCAACGAGAATATCTCCGAAGCTTCGATGAAGTAATCCTCATGTACGATAACGATGCGGCAGGTCAGAAAGGTTTGCAGGAAGCCGTTAAGATTATTGGTTACGATAAAGCTAAGGTGACTGACTTAGGTAAGTATAAAGACCCTAACGAAGTCTTAATTGAAGCCGGACCTGAAGAATTACTTCGGATGATTTGGAATGCTCGCAACTATACCCCTGCAGGTATTGTAGCTGGCGAAGAAGTGTGGAAACAATTAGAGGCATACAATGAAATTGAATCGATACCTTATCCTGAGTGCCTTGCTGGTCTCAATGATAAGCTTAAAGGGATGCGGCGAGGTGAGATCACCTTGTGGACATCAGGTACAGGCTCAGGGAAATCAACAATACTCCGCGAAATTGTGGCTCATCTGCATCGATCTACAAAAGACAAGATAGGTATTGTAGCCCTCGAAGAATCTCCTGCTGAAACTGCTAGGAAGCTTTCGGGTATGATGCTCAATAAGAACCCAGCTAAAGAAGAGATACCACTAGAAGAACTTCGAATTGGTTTTGATGAGATATTAGCTGATGGTCGTATTCAAATTCTAGACCATAACGGTTCTGTGAATAACGATGTTATTGGACTCATCGAATTCTTATGCGCTTCAGGTTGCCAATACATTTTCTTAGACCATATTACTATCTTAGTCTCTGAAGGGGCTGATAGTCTTACTGGTAACGAAGCTATCGATAAGATTATGAATGACCTACGGAGTATCTGTAAGAAGTGGAATGTATGGATTGGTCTTGTATCTCACTTACGTAAGATGGGTAATGCAGGTCAGTCATTTGAGGATGGTAAGATAGCTTCCCTCGATGACATCAAAGGCTCAGGCTCTATTAAACAAGTCTCTTACGACATCATTGCTTTCGCTCGTGATGTAGGTAGTGAGGATGAGCTGTTACGTAATACTATTCAGATGAAAGTTCTTAAGAGCCGCTACACTGGTTTGACTGGTCCGGCTGGTAAAGTCTTTTACGATTACGATACGGGCCGATTAAATCTTCTCGACGAATTTAATGTAGAAAGTTTTGTATAATGGATTTGAAACAACTTAAATACGATAGGCTATACATGGATCTTGCTTTAAAAATAAGTGAAATGTCTACTGATAGCAAACATAAAGTGGGCGCACTAATTATTCGTGAAGGTATTCTAGCGGAAGGCTGGAACGGAGCGCCTACAGGATTCTCTAATGAAACTCGGAATGACGAAGGTGAAACACACCCTTGGGTTATTCATGCTGAACAAAACGCTATTGCTAAGTGTGCTAGGAAAGGTATTTCTACTGAGGACGCTACAATATATGTAACGTTAGGCCCTTGTCGGCATTGTGCTAGACTGATTTTACAGGCTGGTATTAAAAGAGTTGTATATAAAAAGATATTTTCCGATAAAGAAGGCTTGCATTTACTTGAAAAAGCAGATATAATAGTTGAACAATTAGCCCGTAACCACATTGTAACTTAGAAGGACTCTTTATGAAGGACATTGTAGACCATTTAAAACTTAAGGTTGAATCTGTTAACATTAATAATCCTAAAGCAAACCCTGGTTCTAAGATTCTCCGAGAGCACGAACACCGCCTCGTTGAATTCATTATGACTGGACTAGATACTTTAGGAACACACTATAATAAATACGACGAGGAATTCCCGTATGGATACGCTCGTCTTACTACTGTGTCTACAGCTATTGGAAGAGAAATTTGTCGGAGAATCGGACTGGAGTATGGGGTAGATAAACCTAAGGAAGACTTTAGGAATCATCTTCGCATTGGCGATTGTATCCTCGACTCAGTAGTCGCTACGGGTTACTCAGACCTCATTCGGGGTTCCGAACAAACGGAGGCTCGCATTGCTTACATGGGTGAACTCAAGAAGATTTACCCTGACACTTATAAGACACACCCTGAGTACAACGTTAAACTACTTAACGTACCCTACGCTCTAAGGGCAACTGATACTTGGGCTTCCCTTAAGGATGACGCCACTATTGATAAGAAGATTTTAATAGGTACTTCTTTTGAGAAGCCTCAGAAGGTCACTGCTTTATTTCAGAATACCCCTACGGGGCCTCGGAGTCTTATTAAGGGTTGGGATAAAGAATACATAACTACCTTCCAAGATTACGAGATGAAGACTAGTGAGTTCGTTCAGGGTTTAAATGTAATTCAACAGACTCCTTGGGGTATCAACCAAGATGTCCTTAAGGTAGTCAAAGATCGCTTCCAAGAAATCCTTCATGAAGAAACTGATATGCCAGAGGAAGGCGACCCATCAGATGTTAAGATTGCTCTTTCAAAGTTGATGAAGGAAGATACTAAAGAAAACCAAGAGGCTTATAATGAAGCTACACTTAAGTGGAATAAGAAATTACTAGTCCTCCGAGCGAGGTCTAAGAATTACGCTATGAAAACTATCCTCCACAAAGCTGAGGCTATCGGCAGTACTGTCTTCTGGCAATACGCTGACTTTGATTATCGGGGTCGATTATATTTCATTGAGCCTTACCTTAACTTTCAAGGTAACGACCTTGCTAGGGGTCTCATGATGTTTGCTGATGGTAAACGTATTGGGGAAGACGGTATTAAATGGCTTGCTATTCATACAGCTACTTCTTACAATCAATCATACGAGATCGATGACATCCCTGAGTGGGTTACTTCAGATTATAAAGCTTATCTCCTCTCAGAAGGACTCCGGTCTATCTCAGTTGATAAGATGACCCTACAAGATAGGGCGCGTTGGACTTATAGTAACTTAAATTTAATTAATAGGACAGCCCAAGAAGGTTTACTCCACGGGGAGAAAGCGTTTAGCTTCCTCGCTGCTTGTATTGAAATGATTCATGTACAGAATGATGGGCCTGACCACATTACTTATCTCCCTATCCCTATCGATGGATCTAATAATGGTTGGCAACACCTTGCTGCTATATCTAAGGATGAACAAGCTGGTAAGTTAGTATCGCTTATTGACACTGAGATTCAATCGGACTTCTACGTTAAAGTAGCCAAAGAACTCTACACAGTAGTCCAAGAGAATAATGATGAACGCCTAATAAGCATAATCAAGTCAATGCCCATGAGAGATATTAGAAAGGGTATTGCTAAACGTGCCGCTATGACTAGAGCATACTCCTGTGGGGCAAAGAGGATGTCTGTGAGTATGTATGCAGATTGTTATAAGGAGGGCTATACAGATAAGTATGGCATCACTATGATCGACTGTATAGGGTTAGCACAGTGTATCATTAAGGCTATCGATAGGGTTTGTCCTGGTCCTTTAGCTACAATGGCGTTTCTTCAAGAGGCTGCGGTACATCAAGTGAATTACCGGAAGGAAATAGATGACCGGAATGTTCATCTTCAATGGTGGACTCCATCTAATTTCCTAGTGATATACCAGCGGAACCGACAAGAAGCTATTAAGCATCGTGGGCGTATTGCTGGGAAACAAATTAAACACGTAGGTAGAGTAGATACTCACATAGCTGACATTGGAGCATACATATCTGGTATCTCCCCTAACTTTATTCATTCACAAGATGCTGCTCATTTAATGTTGGTAGCCTCTGAATGGGAAGGTTCTTTCGGGGCCGTACACGATAGCTTCTCTACTCACGCTTGCGACATTACAAAATTAAATACGTTAGTCCGCGATTACTTCGTGCGGCTTTACGATAATGCAAACTATTACAATGAGATTAAGGAAGCATTGTTAACTGACCCTGATAGCTTTGAGACAGAAGCCTCATTAGGTTCTTTAGAGATTAACAATGTATACAATTCAAAATACTTTTTCTGTTAGGGGAACTATGAAAAACTATAATTACTTAGCCCTTCAAGGTTGGGAAGTAGATGATATGGAGATAATAAAGGAGTGGGGTCTTTCAGAAGACCTTGCCTTTACTCCTGGTATTAACGATGCATATCTAGATGCCCTCTACCAGAGAACTCTTGAAGACTTTATGAAGTTAAAGCCTGATGAAGAATACGCTACGGCGAAGGCTTATGAGATTTACCAAGAAACAAAGTGCATGATCGATGCGCTGAAGGATGATTAATGTTAATTGCAACTATTGCCTTTCCTGTTTTACTATTAATTATGATGAGAGATTAAAATGAAAAATTACAATGCCGCCGCCCTTCGAGGCGAGAATGTTACTGATGCTGAACACGCTCAAGCCTTAGGATTAACTGTTCCTTCAGATATTTTGAATACCCCTAAGTACAATGATTACGTTCTCGACCGAATGTATGAGGCTAACTTAGAACACTTTAAAACAGAGTTAAACCCTGAGACTTCTCAACGATATACCGAGGAAGAAGCTCAAGTACGTGCTAATGAATTCAGAAATAAAGCGCGAGAAAACATTAAAAACCTTATGAAAGGTTAAATTAAAAAAGCCCCCATGAGATTCCATATAGGAGTCCCATGGGGGCTTTTCTTATTATTATTATTATGTCATAAAGTAAATGTAACGTTGACGGAAAATTTTATTTAACGCTCTATCACGTTTACCTTCGTGGTCTTTTAACCACTTAACCATGTTATTCTTTTCACCGCGCAATTTGTTTATAACCATAAAGGCTTGCAATATATTTTTATATTGTTGCTCACTAATCGGAGGTACATCAGCACCTCGTTGAGTGATAGGGATATAACCGTTTGCCTTAGCGATTTCAATAAACTGTTCTACGCCTTTAACATTTTCTTTAACACCTTTAGCGAGATCAGGATCATCCCTTTTAACTCTCTCTAAGAACCTAACGTTCTCATCTAGATGTTGAAGCATAGGATGATACGGCGAATTCTTATCAAGAGAAACTAACTCAGGGATTTCTTTAACACCTTCCGCAAATTTCTTTTGAAAGTCTTCAGAGAATTCTTGTTTCATATTCCAAGCGAAAGCATTTTTAGTTGCAATATTATTTGCTGCATAATGATACTTAAGCGCGTCTGTACTATTAACAATTAGATTATCAAATACAGGGATAAAGAAATCTGGTATGTCGTTATTCTTATTGACTTCATTAACTGCCGTTTCAAGAATAATAGATTCCCTATACTGACCAAGCGCAGGGCCAATAGCATTTGCTACAGCGCTCATAGCAGGTGGCATATAGGGATTTTCATCAAAGGTTTTAATACGACCACGCGCCCCAGGATCTACCTGAGGTGTTAACGGTTGTAATTGAGGACCTTCCAATGCTACCATAGATGTAGATGTAGGAATCATTTTAGTCATTCCAAAAGGAATAGACTCATTATAATAACCAGTAGGACTAGGTACTTTATTAACTAACCCCAACGCCATCGACATTTTCTTGGGCGTACTCATTTGAAATGTATCAATAGCCCTAAAGAGAACTTGAGAATAAACATCAGCCATTTCTCTAGTTGGATTATTAGAGAAACGAGATACTGCGTTTAATATTGAGGGATACTTATCAAAAAGAGCTTGAGCAGCATCAGTGTGCGCCGTAATAGCCTTACCATAATCAGTTGTTAGTAGTACTTTTTTACCGAAGTCATCAACAAACTCTTGTCCATACTCTTTCTCTGCTGCTTTTAAAGCTGAAAGTAAAACTTGACCTTGTTCAGACTTCTCTGGAGTATTATAAAAATCTTTTACGACGATAGATGATAAGTCATAAAAGTGTTTTCTAGGAGAACCAAATGGTAATGTAGTAGGGTTCTCTGGATCGAAACTAAGATTCTCATAAATGAGGCCGACCCGTTCAAGAACATCTTCATTGCCAATATCAGCAGCTAAGAATGCACGACCAGCAGAGTTCATATCCATTTCAGTAAGTGTAGATGGCATGAACTGATTTTTAGTCATGTAATTATGGGCATCAATATATGATTGAAGTTTGAAACCCCAATCCTTTTTACCCATAGTCCCAATGATTTCTTTTAAGGTGGACATGTCTGCTTCGGATAGTTGGGGAAGTAACATTTGACCTGAGAGCGCCATTGAAACAGTAGCTTCATTAGCATCTTGGGGAAGAACTTTTTTGAGGACAGCACCTTTCTGTGCAAACTGTTGCATTTTCTCTGGTGTAAGCTCTCCTAATGTGCGTTCAATAGTCCATCCATCAGAATCACTGTGTAAGTTTTTTGATAATGACCATAAGAATGATAATTCTTTTTCGTTAAGAGAAAACTCTTTATCAAAATTATTCCGAAGGGAATCAACGAAATTAATAGCTACTGAGCTAGGAACAAGTGATTGTCCAGGAGTAACGTCAGTATAACTAGGTGAAATAACACTTCTCTTAGCCGCTTGAATAGCCCCACGAACCTGTGTATATCGTTGAGCATTCATATCAATAGTATCATCGTAAAGACGATTAACTGAGGGATCTAAAAAATGCGGAGCATATCTAGTCTTACCTTCTAAAAGATTCTGCGCTAACAGACTAAGTTCCTTTTCTCTTTTTCGAACTTTATCATTGACTACATCATCTGATTTCTCACCAACAGATGTATTAAGAATTTTATTTAATTGGGCATTAGTAGTTTCATCTAATGCGCCTGTATTAACAAGGCTATTCATAAGGGCATACATAAAAAATCCATTAGGATTTACAGTACGACCAACTTGACCTGCTTTCCTTTGGTAACTTGCAAGGCTTTCCGGTTTTTTACTTTGACCTGAACGCTTAATATCACCTCGGCGAGTAAGAGCTAGTGCCCCACTATAAAACCCTGACTCCCCTACAGGTACTACTTGAGTCCGCCCGTTAAGGTTATTAAGATCTTCATTACGAGCAATTTCTTTAGCATTCATAATGAACTTATGTCCTGAAGGTCCTACAACATACACGTCAATCATAGGGTTTTGTTCAGGGGGTAGTTTATTATTAACGTCGTTAACCAACGGCCTTTGTGTTTTAAGAAGAAACCCTGTATCAACTAAAGCTTGGGAAGCTAACTGCCCAGCCATATTAGTATTCGTAGGGTCTTGTACTATAGGGCGAGCAATAGGTTGTCCAAATTCATTTACCTGAGGGCGATGAATGTTATTAAACATTTGATTACCCATCATTGAATGAAATGTCTCTGCTTCAATGCCGCCACCGACAATGCCTTGTTCTTTACCCGAAGATAAATCACTGAAGTCTAAAAGAGATTCAGTTGTAGCTTCATCTTCAAACATAGAACCTAAGTTAGGGTCTCTTTCAGATTTTTCATATGCACCGCTACCAATAGTAATAAGCGATTTAATAATAGAATTATTAGTTACAACAGATGATGGCGACTCAACTAAGTTATTAAGAACATCAATACCCGTTTGATTTGCTTCACCCTCAGTAGCATAGTTATACTGAGAAAGGATTTCACCAGTATCCATTGCAGCCCGTTGCATAGTTCCAACAGTAGTAGGGTCATCAAGATAAGAATAAGCTTCTTCAAAATCTTCACGAGCAATTAAATCGAGTGGGCCTAAACGTTCTTCAACTTCTTGGGCTTGCCTTTGAAGTTCTTCTTGAACAAGTGCTTGGCGTTCTTCGCCAGTAACTGGACGACCCATTGGATCTACCATAGCGCTTAACTCAGGTGTAACTCCAGGAAGTGCTGGTTGTTCAGGAGCAACAAACGGGGCTTGGTCTGGAGGGGATACGAAAGCCCCGCCAGCCAAGATTGTTCGTGCTTGATCGATTAACCCTAGGGATTCTGTAGGGAGTTCTGGCTGCGCACCTTTAGGTAACGATACCGTTTGCCGAGCTTCCATCTCCTCAATTTGTTCGGGAGTTAGTTGTCCGGCCTGCCCCGTAGGGGTAACTGTAAACTTAGCCATTAATATTTTCCTCTTAGAGCCTTATCGACTATATCTTGTGTTTCAACTGCCCCTTGATGGAGCGGTCCGACTAATGGTAATGATTTAAATGCGCCCTTAGCTGCTGCTCCATACTCTCCGTCGAGTGCTTTACCAACAGTATCAGCAATCCGAGCGCCGTAAGAAACCGCTGGGATTTCTCCTTCAAGGAAGTTACCAATACTATCAACAGCACCTGAAGTACGTTGGGGGTATAAGGGATCGAACATATCATAAACCCTTTCACCAGTACCTAGGAGACCCGATGAATAAATGGCTCGCTGAAATTTTTGTTCATCGTCCATCCAATCAGGAACTTCACCGTATTTAAGAAGGTCACGAAGGTATTGAGCAAGAAAACCAAATGCAATAAGTAATGCAATTGTTTTAACTGACTCCATACGCGCACCAATAGTTCGCCCTGCGAGTCCACGATAAATTTGCGGGAGGATCGTTGAAGTAAACGTTGCAATAAACCCTTGGAAAGCCATTAGGAGTGCCAATCGTTTATCGCTATAAAACTTAGGTCGATTACCTACACGGGGGTGGGCTACCGCTAAATCTGTAAACGCAATGCTACCATTAAGAAGCTGAGTATTAAGATATTCCATATCAGTTGAAGTTAACGGCCCAGGGACTTTGTATTTATCTACAAGGAAATCAATATCAACACCTAGTCGAACAAGGTTTTCACGGGCTTCTAGAGCTCCAATAGTATTTGCTTCACCCTCTGCAAGTACAGAGACTTGATCCATAATGTAATCACCAGAAATACCAAGACGAATTGAACGAGAAAAGTTAGTAAAACCTTGAAGACCAATAAGCTTAAAGAATGAATTCATAAGATTATTTTTCTTACCCGAAACTTCATCAATACCCGCACGTTGTCGCGCACCTTGAGATTGAACAAGATAACCAGAAGATTTAAGCAACGCTCTGGAACCTGCTAAATAACTTTTACGTTGTGTTACTTTTGTTTTTGCCGATATCTCATTAATGTAGTTATTCATTTCAAGCCCAAGGGCTTTTGTAGCAGGGCCAATTGCTTTAAAGACGAGATCGCGACTAAGCATCCGAGTAGAAAGAGCAAGCTCAACTAATGATGCAAGAGTAGCAAGGGGAAGCTGATTTAATGTAGTGAAAAACAAAACATTTTGTTGTGACTTCCTTAAGAAATCATTTTCAATACGACCATACTCGTTATTCTTCATCCGTTGATAATCGGATAATTCAGCTGCCAAAAATTCCATTTCATTTTGAGATATCTCTCCATTCTCTTTAGCGAGTTGAAGCATACCAGCAATTTTAGAACCGCCTTTACCAAAGTATTTACTATTAACATAACGAGCAGCATGTGAAGCATTGCTAGTAAATAGATTATAAAAAATATTGTTATCGTAAAACTTAGCGAAGTCAGGGTCTTGTTGTAAATTTTTAATATTGTAATCGGTAGATAAATCAGAGAAGTCTAATAGTAAATCGTCAACTGCTGATTCAGGTTTTTCAATATACTGTAAATCTCGAATGTCATTAGCAATACGTTCTGCTGCTTGAGGGTCTACCCCTTTCTTTTCAACGAGCAAAGCTTTAAACTCTTCAATATTCTTTTCTAGAAAACCTTTATTAATAACACGATCAGTAAGAGATGTACCAATATCTTGTCCTTTAAGGATATCTAGATTATACATTTGATCGCCAAATTTTAAAATGGCTTCTTGATATTTAGCGTTTGGGCCTTCAAGATTTTTACCGCTACTTTTAGCTGCTTCTTCGAGGGAAGCAAAATTCTTACCTTGACGAATACGCATAAGGTTTTCAAGATACTGGATAACATCGTTATTATACATAATCTCTGATACAGCATTAGAACCGTTAACACCGAAGAGTTGTTGCGCTTGTTCTTCTTCAAATAAAATATCATTCAAAGATGCTTCACGAGTTTGCAAAGCAATCTCATCATCTACTCCATGGTGAATTTTGTTAGCACCTAGAACAGAACCAAGGCTTCTCATAATCTCGCCGCGTTCAATGTACTTATTCAAAAGATTTGTTTTAAAACCTTGAACAGCACCTTGAAGGCCAGCACGTTTAAAGTAAGAAATAGCATTGCTAACAGTTCCTGCAGCATCCCTTCGTTCTCGTTCATTAACCGCTAAATCATCTAACCCTTTAGTTTGATATTTTTGTGTCTTACTATTATATTCATCAATAACTTCGTCTACACTACGAACTTTATTTGTAGCTAACCGTTCACGGTTTTGCCATTTAGTATCTCGATCACCTTCAGCTTCGGTTTTAAATGTTTTAGAAATTGAATTACGGACGCTCATATAGTCTGTAGTAGCTGCTGCAGTACCGAAACCACCACCAAGGGTAGCCCCTGCAACTACGGCATTTAAAAGCCTAGATCGTGCTTCATTATAATCAACATCTTTCATCTCGCCAGCCATAGCAAGTAATTCCTGGGCTGACTCAGTTACGCCTTCAGATACAGCACCAATAGCTGCACCCTTACCGATGCCTTTAAGTGCTTGCTTCATACCAATTTCTTCGGCTAAAGTTTCACGAGCTTCTTTGGTAATACTTCTCAATGACGTTTGGAAAGATTTAGTAACAAGTTCTTCTGCATCTTTTAAAGATAATTTTTTCTTTGCGCGAACTGCATCTACAACAGCCCTACGTCCGGCTACTGTAAGGAAATTCCCAGCACCACCAGCGATACGAAGACCTAAAAGGTCTAACGCAGCTTGAGCAGTACCCGACATAAGGGCTGCTACTGGGTTTTTATTATCTTCATCTTGTTCATTATAAACTTGACCTGCGTAAACACTAGCTGGCGCAAGCAAAGAAGCACCCATAGTAGCAGGAGCCAACGCGCCTGCGAGCATTGTGTTAAGCATATATGGCGACGATATGACTGCATTTGTATAAAGATAATTACCAAACTCTGCAATACCATCAATGGTCCAATTACCGTTTTCATCAAAAGCACTTTGATTTTCTAATACGGGGAGTTTCTCAATTTCATATTGAAGACGTCTTTGGTGAGCTTCACCATATTTAGTAAGTGAATCACTGTCAATTAAGTCGCCAAGCATTTCTAAAGAACCGTAAGCCCCTTCTGCCATTCCTAATTTACCAAGTTCCCAAGCTGTATTAAGTGTGCTTTGAGCTTTATTCATAATTGTTCTATCACGATTACGAACAGCTACCCCTCTAAACATATTAGGGGCTGAAGCATATTCAGCTTCATTAATAGCAAGTGGTTTTATTTCGAGGCCGCCAGAGGAAATGTTTTGAGTAAGACGATCAGAAGCTAAATCCCATTCATCCATAGTACCTTGTTTACGTCTAATTTCTTTTTGAAGTCCACCAACAAGGTAAGCATTAATTTGTTCTCTTGAAGAATATTCATTCGGCGTAACTAAATTATGATAAAGAAGTTTACGACTTAAAGTTTCACCCTGTTCATTTTGTAAGTCACCGATAAGACGTTTGCCAGTGTTATCAACCGAATCAGTTGTGATTACTTTATTAAAGTTACCTTTATTAACAAGGTCTAAAACATCTTGATGTAATTGTGAACCGCCAAGTTCCCCTCGAATTACTTTATTATCAGTAGTCATATGCTCAACTTCAAGGGCATCAATCCCAGGAAGGCGAATACGATTATAACCGTTAATAGGTTCTGCGAGGGCGACCGTATCAGGGTCGATAAGTCGGTTAGCCGAGCCTTCAATTTTATATTGAGGTTCAACAGGAGAAACGCCAAACAAAATAGCCTGTGCTTCCTGCATAGTATTATCATCTGCCATGACGTTTCTCCTTAAAATTATTTTTTGAAATCACGAATACTTCCTTGATTAAGTACTTCCCTTAAGAATACTGTAAACTCATTCTCCCCAGGACCAGGTGCAGGAAGATTAATGTCACCTTTTCTTTCTTGAAACAACTTATAAGCTGCTGAAAGACGAGACTCAAACTCAGCTTGGCCAGAAGGTGTATTAGCGTTAGGAATATTCTTACGAATTTGATTGAACAACGGAGCAGTCACTCCAGTTTTAACAACACCTGTAATCTCACCTTCATCGTCTTTAACTGATAAGGCATCACTTACTTCTAATTTAGAACGGAATACTCTATCAAAAGCATCTTGAACTGAAAGAATTTCCTCACCTCGTTGCATACTCTCTTTATATTGTTGAACAACAGATGGAACAAGGTTCATTGCATACTCAACTTGCATTGGGTCTGACATATCTACGTTTTGATTTCTAAGTGCAGCTACAACTTCACCTGTAAGGGCTTCTGGGGTAGTCCCATAAGCTGCTTGAGAGCCTTCTTTAGTAAGGACTTGATCAAACGCAGTTTTAAATTGGGATTCAGAAGCCTCACGTAATTTTGCTTGATTAGAAATATCTTCTTTATCTCTTTGGGCTTGAGTCTTTTGTGTATCTTTTAATGCTTCCGCTTCTAGTTTAGCCCTAAGCGCAAGTTGTTGTTGGCCTGTTTGATAACCTATTGCTGCTTGTTTAGCTGCTGTAGCATCGTCATAACCGAGTAAGCGATTTACTCCGTAATAAATACCAGCAGTAGCAATCGATTGCGGGTCAAATACTGTTTTGAAAGCATTTGTAAAGCCAGCGCCAAGAGTTTTTCCAAGACTAGAAAATAAACCACTTGTATTCCCAGAGGTATCCTTTGGAGTAACTTTCGCTTTTTCAACTTCAGGTAAAACCACTTGTTGAACAGGTTTAGGGGGCGTAATTGTAGTATCACTACCAGCAATTTTAATAGGAACTTCAGGTGTTACGCGAGTTACTTCAGAACCCATTGGGACTTGACTCATACGTCTTTCTAGTTCAGAACCAGCAGTCATTTGTTCTGCTGTAGTTTGACCAAAACGAGATATCTCTGCTAATTCCGCATCGCTAACATCTTCCATTAATTTAGGGCCGCCACCAAATGTTTGCACGAAGCCTAATCCTGGACGGTCTGCATACATTTCATTTTTACTAAAACCTTCTGGGTTAAAATAAGAAACGTTGCCAGTACCTTGTTGAAAGCCTTGGGCTTGTGGAACAGGCTGCATAGGCATAGGTACTTCGAGACCGTAATTACGCATAGTCTCGTCAAGAGCCATTTGTTTCATTTCGGCTGTAGCAGTATCTTCAAGATGTTTTAAGCCGATTTTTTCTACGGTATCTCTCGTACGATTTTTAGACTTCATTTCGTAGTCCATTTGTTTGAAAGCTAATTGTTCCATCTTATCCATAGTAGGGTCTTTAGGTGGAATCATCATTCCCATATTAGGTACTTCCATAGTGCCTCCTTCGAAGCCGAGGGCTTCTTTAATATTAGAAAAGAAACCACCTCCCACTTCTTCTTTAGGGATATTAGCGACTTCCGGTGAAGTAACGGGAACTCCATTAGCTTCTGCGATATCGTTTTTAACGCGACCTTCATTAAGCATTTCAGCTATCTGTTTTTTATTTTCAGGATTCTGAGCAGCAGGTGCAGGAATAACTGCTTCCCCAGGTGTAAGCATTGCAGGAACAGTATCACTAGGACCCGCTTCGGGGTTCGTAGGTCTGGCCATAGGTACTTCCTCTTGGAGTAAATAGTTATATTCTTCAGGTACGTACGAACCGGATTCTTTTTGAGATTGAAGACGCGTTAGTAACTTCTTACCAGAGGTAGTAGTTCTTAACTTTTCAGCTGAAGGTAACTCTCCAAACGTAGATGCAATTTTTGCGTAACGATCAAGCGCCTGACTAGAGGCGTTAGAATCTAAAATTTCAAAAGCAGCTTTATTTAAGTCACCTTCTTGGATAGCTTTCTTTAACCCTTTAAATTTATTAAGAGTCCCACTACCTAGATTATAAGCCATGCTTACTAATGCTTCTTGTTGTTCTGGTTTCAAAGAAGAAAAATTATCTTCTCCAACAAATTTTATAGCATCTGGAAGGGCAGCTTCATTTAGGTAATCCCGAAGATTTTTTTCAGCTTCTTCTTCAGTAACAATTAAGTTACCGTACTTAGCTTCAGCTTCTTCTTGCGTCATCTTTTTCTTTTCAAGGAGTCGACCAAAACCAATCGTGGGATACCCTTCGGTATCGACGTAAACTTTCGGTGAGAAGCCTTCTTCTTGTTTGATTTGTTCAACTAACATCAAACCCTCCTTAGAATCGAATTGTTTTCTTGTACATAACTCTTTCGTCTTTAGGGTTGTACTCAATGTCACCAAGAGTATCGTGACGATAAGCAATACGATCTTTACCACCTTCTAATTTACCCCCACCAAAACTACCTAAAGGTAATTTACCGCGAGAAAATTTTTGAGCAGCGCCTGCAAGGAATAAAGGTGCTTGAAGCATAGGTCGTTCTTCAACGTATGCTTCAGCTGGATTAAGAATGCGTTCTTTAATAAGGTTCATCTGATATTCTTCAGGAGAAATTTCCTTACTACCATTAGCATAACCCATCGGGGGTACTTCAGCAGTACCATCTTGGAGACCAAAAGCAGAAAGAACAGGACCTACAAGGAAACCAGAGCCAGGGAGAAGCATGTTAGCACCCATAGCGAGTCCACCTTTAAGAAGTGTCTTCTCATCTACTTTACCTTTAGTAAGAAGGTCTGCAGCAGCCGCCCCGCCGAAACCTGAAAGAGCAGAACTAGCTGCACCCGAAGCTGCGGTAGCTGCATCTGTAGCAGCAGCACTTGCCTTAACTGCTTCAGTAGCACTCTTACCACCTTCGACAGCTGTTTTATAAGCTGCATCACCCGCGGTTTCACCAATAACTTTACCACCCATAAGATCTTTAGCCGAATCAAGAGCCATAGAGCCTTGCTCCATAACATAATTACTTACGGGAGCCGTAGCAAGTCCGGTTGCTGCTTGCGCGAGGGGGCTAGGACCTTCTTCAGGAGGGGCTAAGGGCGCTTGAGCGCGAAACCCAGGAAGCATAGCCATCATTTCTTGTTCTTGTTGGGGAGTAGCTACTGCAGCGTCGCCCATGTAGTAACCTTTAACTTTAGAAGTACCACATTTACAACTACCTTTCGGCTTCCCACAAGAACACATCATATCTTTTTTACTACGCATTACTTACCTCCGCCTCCTCTTTGAACTGAAGTTTGGCCCATTGGGATACCTGTAAAAATACTGCCCATCTCTTTAAGACCGCGAACAGGTTGTTCAGCCATCAGTTGAGCACGATCAGTTTGTTCCCGACCTACTCCCCGAAGGATATCGATATCAGCCATACCAGCTTTTTGCATCATACCCGTTTCACCACGAGCAGCTGCAGAAGCAGCACGACGAGCAGCTAAGTCTTGACCTTCAAGTTCTGCGAGTTGGCTAGCAAGTTGTGTACCCGCTTGAGATTCAGCTTCACGTTGTGCAAGAGCAGCGCGAGCGCCACCTGCACCGCCACCCATAGCAGCCCCTGCTTGGCGTTGCGCAGTACCTAAGCCAAGACGTCTTTGAGCATCCGCTGCAAGACCTGCTTGTTGTGCAGATAAATCACGAGCACCGAAAAGGCCTTCTCCACGAAGAGCCTCTTGTTGTGCTTGCAAACCTGCTGCGCCAATTTCTTGGATATTACCAGCCCGCCCTAATGCTTGGGCTTGAGCTTGTTTGAGTGCTTCGGCTTCTTCGCCTACCTGCCCGAATTTCCCAGTAGAAGCACTAAGCATACCAGCGTATTTTTCGGCGAATGGTTTGAATTCTTCAGGAATTGTAGCGGCAGTAGTAGTAGTAGTACGGCCTCCTCCACCCTTATAACAGATATGGCTATTAAGTTTTTTATTGAGCCATTTATCATCGGTTTCCCTAACGATTCCCATGAGGTCTTGGAACATTTCGTTTTCGTATTTCATAATTGTTTCCTCAATTACTTGTGTTTACTCCCCTAACGGAAGTGTTGAGAACAATATCATTCTCTTTGCCAAAAAGTTTCTTAATGTAATTACCAAACTTCAGACCGTTATCGTCTTGAGACCTAATCGTATCCGCTCGCCAATCGGTAACACCGAGTTGAGCGTAGTGATTGATAAACCGTCTAAATAACTTTTCAAAGACCTCATGGTATTTTTCATGGGTCATGTCTGTGCAAACATCTTTCATATCTGCAATGTACGACCCAGTATACCAATTCGAAAAATAACTGGCTGTAAGAAAACCTAACATAACGTTGTTCTCATCGAACACCCCTATGCAAAGATTCCCAGACGAAGGGTCTTTAGCTTGTTCATATAAATTAAGAGTATTCTTAATCCATACATATTCATTATAAGAGTTATACCCAAGCCCATCACCTTGATGTGCTCGTGGGGTATTTTCTTTTTCGCAAAGAGCGATAAGCTGACAGATGTCACTGTCAGTAATATTTCGTATAATCATTTTGTCCTCAATGAAGAGGGGTCCCGAAAGACCCCTCTCTTATATTATCGTTTACCGCGAGATTCTGCTGGTTCGACTTTAAAGCCTACTCCAGATACTCGCCATCCTTTATATTCACTATCAGTTACAAGATAATCTGAACCGTCTTTGATGTAATAGTTAATAACCCTTCCATTAGTGCGGAAGTCTAACTTATAATCGTCGTCGTAATCAAACTCTTTAAAGTTAACAGCGTCACCATTATGGTCTACATACAAATTAGTTTGTTTCCCTGGAGCGTCTGTCCCAGAAATTTTAACTTTAACGTTCCCATCTTCAACTAATAATTGAATATACGAAATTGCTTTCTTATATTCAACTGAATTATCAATAGGTAATTGTACGCGTTCTACGTAAGAATCATAAGAAGACCCAACTACATTATTCGGAGGATCAGCATTAAATGCATAACCAATGCCTTCGCAAACAATAGAAGTCTGACTAGCTACAATAGGATAAAACTTATTAAGGTTAAAACTATTTGCAGGATAAGGTCTATCTGAATCCGTTACTGTATCTAAAGCAAGAACTGTACTTGGAATAGCACCTGAACCTGCAATATCATTACCATTAGTTCTGCTAACACTATTACGTTCATTTTGAGTGGTTTGTTCATCAAATAAAAAAGTAATATTATTAATTTGTTGAGTTAAATCATTCGTTGTGATAGTTAAAGTAGAGCCTGCTGAAGTCGCAGATAACGCTGGGACCGCAGAAGAATTCAAAATACTTGCAAGTTCAGTTGCCATGCTATTAGAATTACCTTCTGAAGGTAATGTAACTAATTGGCTAACTACTGAAGATGCATACTCAACCCTAGCTGTAATAGACGTTGGATTAATTGTAGGATGACCTATTTGAATGTCCGCTGGAATAAAATTAGTAGATACATTTGTATCAGCATTAAAGTTAGTTCCAGCAACAGCGCTTGATGCATTCCCTGTAACACCGCTTCCGTATTCTACTTTTTTAATATATACTGCACGATCCGCTGGGTATATAACATCATTCAAAGTAATATCAGATGAAGTGCGATTCTTAAGAATCCAATCATTAGTCGTAGAAGTTAAAGTAACTCTCCACTGATTACCTGTAGCCGTACCTGAGGCAGCTACTCCTGTGTCAACAACGGAAGCCGACCAATTAACCCAAACACTATCGATACGATTTTTAATCGAGTTAGCAATGTCTTCGTTTGTAGCACCGCCAGCTTCAAATGTATCTTCGTAAGGGCCATTAAGAGTTGAATTGTCTCTTGATGGGTCTACTAAAGTAAGTTTAACGGATTCGTCTGCTCCTTGAGTAGTAATAACTGCGTTAATATCTGGGATATTACCCGCAGAAGACACGTTAGTTCCTTGCGTATAATCAAATTTAATTACAGCGTAATCAGTATAAACTAAATCAGCGGGTGCACCATTACTGTAATTAAGAGGATATCTCCCTGGTGCTGTAGCAGTAAACGTAATAGTATCGTTAGATGCATTGTGAGATGCACCCCAACCATCATTAGTATCTGTTTGGATAGCTGAAGCTACCCGACTCATTATACTCTCAATACTCTCTCCAGAACGTGTTGTTAATGAAGTTATTGTAGTATTTGTTGGGCTTTTAACTACTAAAGTATCTGGCGTATGAGGGCCATCTGAACTTAATCTATCTACAAAACTAAATGTATTATTAGTACCACTAGAAGCTCCAGGATATGAAGGATTTGTTGTATTAATATTTGTTAAAGTAACAGAATAATTTTCAATATCTTGAGTACCAATACGAATAACGTAATCCGAACCAGAAGAACCAGAAGAGCCATCGTCATACCAATCAGGCTCGTTAGTCATAAATCCACTAGAATTAACTGCCGATATAATTTCATCCCTAAAATACTCACCTACCTCAGCTGCAAAAGTATTTTGAGCGCCACTGAGATTGATGTTAGTAGAGTTAAATGTAGGAGTAATATTAATTACTTGGTTAGTTTCATTATCTTCAATTACAATTCTATATTGAGTAAAAAATTGACCTTGAGCAACACGAGTACCTGTTGAGGTAGCTACGCCACCTACGGGAGTAACCCCGTCTGATATTACGTTAGAGCCATCGTTTTGAGTAAGCGTAAGAGTAATATTAGTGTTTGTTCCTGAAACATCTGAATTAGGGTAAAACACTTGAAGTATTGTATTATCAGAACTTTTTGGTTGTGACCTTAATATTGCATTAGAACCATTAATAATATTAGAAGCATACGATACTGCAGTTGCCGCACCTATATTAGCCGGAAATGATTGAGTAGATAAATCTGGAAAAGAGTTATCACCTGATAAAGCAAATTGCGCTGCGGTTCCAAGTATTACCGACCAATTCTTTGCAGAAACCTCTTCAAAATTAAGAGTGAGTGTGTCGTTAGGTGCAAAAGAAATATCCGTTATAGTTTCAATACCTATCGATAAAGTTACTTCTCCTACATTTACTGTTGAACCATTGGTTAAAGTATAAATTGCATCAACACTTGAACCTTCAGTAGTATCGAAAGAAAAAGCATTTCTAGAAGATATATTATTATTTATATAACTGATTTCACCTAAGATTTTGTAATTAGCATAATACGTATCAGTAGATTCGCCTCCACTAAAATCAGGGTAAACAACACCTGCCCTAGTCACTTCATATAATACAAACCTTTCGTTTTGGAAAGAACCACCTGTTAATGAGTTATATTGTCTTATTAAATAATACCCTACATTATCAAAAGCTATAGCATTTTGACTTGAATCAGCAAACCAGGGTTCTTCACTGATTGCTGTTTGCAGTGTTTGGTTATTAACTGTCCCCCCAATAGAAAAGTAAGTTTGCGTAGTATTAAGATTAGAAAAATCAACATCACTCGCTGCTTCGTCAACTGCTACCCAGCCGGATGCGCGAGCTACATTTGTTCCAACAGGAATATCTTGAGTAATATTTTCAACTAAGTTTAAACCAGTAAACCCTGAAATGTTTGTCGGGGAAGTTGTACCAGAACCTGCAGCTAAAGAACCATCCGCATTAGTAGTACTAGAATGACTTACTGTAGGTACTGTACCTGTCATACTCCATGAACGTGAAGTATTTGTTTCATTAACAAAAATATGCGACGGTGAACTTTCAGTTAGGGTTTGGCTATCTACAACGAAATCAATATCAGACCCCGTTGGGATATTAGTTAACTCATATTTAACTGAAGCTGCGCTAGTTGCAACTACTTCCAAAAAATTACCGTCACTGAATCCCATAGGACCACTTGAACTAGGAATTATTTCTGCAACTCCGCTACCATCGTATTGGCGAAAAACAAAAAATTGATCAGGCGGGTTAGCCAATGATGAACCAGAACTGTCAGCATAAACTACATCTTCAGCAAAAATATAAATAAAAGAACTATCCCTAGTAGCTTTTGCTTCAACAAAACTTGGACTAGTTCTTATAACGCCGTCCTCATTTTCGTTCTCAAAAGTAACTTGCCCAACTGTGATTGTATTCGGTGTAAAAGGGATTTGGTCTTCATATAGAATACCATAACTAGAAAAAATATATCGAGGGTAAACAGAACTTTCAGGATTAAAAAAGCTAATAAATTCTGAAGGATAAGACGTCGTAACGTTAGAGACAACTAAATCAATTTCTGTATCGCCAATATCTGAATACGTCCCTACACCTGAAGTAGAACCTGTTTGTGTTCCAATATCTCTAGAAGAAGCACCTGAATCAAAAGAATTATCAAAGTTAAACTCAACAATTTCTTCGTTGAAAGGAATGATTTCAGATGGTATCGTAATATTTAATTTTTCTTCACTATACGTAGAGGCTGCTGTTGTATTAACCGCAGAGTAATCTAAAGTTTGAACTTCATTACCACCAATAATTGTGTAATCAGCATCAAGATCAACTGTAATTGATTGTTGATCTGATCGGGAAGAACTCGCGAGATTACCTACACCAGAAAAAGTGACAGTACCACCTGCGACACCACCACCTCGGACTGGTCCTAAGAAACCTGATACGAGATCGTTGCATTCGTTAATAGTCCAAGTGTTATTACGGTAATTCCAAGCTAAATATTCGTTACAAAAACCATTAGTTGAAAGTTTAGTAGGATAATAAATATGAATTTCATCTAAGGAAGTATCTCGAATCATAAAAATGTTATCAAGATACGATGGGGTTGGACTTAAATTATTATAAAAATAATCCCTTATCTTTCCATCACAAATTGATTGGATAGAGCCTGGGTGTCCTCCGAACATATAAATATCATCGGAACCAATAACAATATGTTTACCATCAAATTCAAGTACACAACCAGTTTCAAGAGCACCATAACCATCAGCAATAAGTTCATCTGAAACGTTACCGCGAGAATCATATTTAATACTGTGAATTGAATTTGTCGTATAAACGATCGCCGAACCTTGTAACGGAACAATATCCATGATACCTGAAGTAGTAGATAATTCACGCTCTTCAACGAAAGCTTCTGTTAAAGCTGGTTGCCAAGACGTTGGTACTTCTCCTGGCGCTGCTGTTCGAGAAATTCGAATTGTTCCAGGTTTACTATTAGAGGGGTTTAAAGAAGGTTCACCATTTGTAATGGGGTAAAGATTTAGATTACCTGCAATGAGAGTATCTTTAAAGCCGCGAATAACTTTACAGGACACATGAACTTCTTCACCAAGATAACGTTGCCAATCCCAACCTGGGAGAGGTGTTAACTGAGGGGTTACATAGTTACTCCCTAAAGAAGCAAGTAAATAATGAGGAGTATGATATCCATCGTTAATAACGTAAGCGTAGCCACCAGCAAAAAAAGTAGACTGCCAATCTTGAGAAGTAATTCCAAGATAACTTGTTGGTGAGAAAGTGTCTCTCCGCAGATCGGCGCTATCCGTTGTGTAAACATTTAATAACAAGGTATTTACGGAATCTGAAGAACATAAGATTTCAGTTTCGCCTGTTCCAGTATTGTATGTAATCGAAGTAACAATATAACTCCCATCATACGTTGCGGGGTTTGCGTTAAATACTTTAAGTGTTTCTCCTGCTTTAATTTCTCTTTCTACAGCAGGTCTAACAACAAGTGTTCCGTTTAAATCGTAATTAGTCAGATTAAAAGGGTCACCCTCAAAAGTAATAGTAGGTGTTAGTGATTGGGTAATCCCTTTAACTTCGTAAGATTTTAAAGCAATCCTTTCGCGAATGCCGCCTGCCCTAATAGAGTTAAACACAGGGGCCGCTGGACTAGCAGCGTCGTTCTGTTGTACTTCAATATACTGTGGATTGTTAGGGGCTGGCCAATAATCTACAAAATCAATTTTTGGAGTAAACGAATACGTACCGCTACTTGTATAAGGCGTAAGAGTTTGTGAAACAGTAACTGTTTTATTATCTTCACTTACGGAAGTAACATTATAAGTTCCATTAAATTCAGAAGGAATTGCATTAGCAATTTCAAACTCACTATTAACAGTAAGGGCGGGATCAACGTTAAATGTTATTTTATTTCCAGAAGTACTTACTACTGTAGCTACAATCGCTGAAACGTCGTCTACTGCTTTAATTGTTCCCTTACGTTTTTGAACGGAAGAATTTTTAAATAAAATATTTTTCCCATCAGTAAAAGCAGGTTGCGGCAGAATATGCCCTGGGACATCTTTAATAATACCCGCTTGGTCGAGACCAATTAAGGGTAAAAGGTTTTTTTCATCAGCCATGTATAGACTCCTGTATTATTTTTTGTAGGGGCTCGATATCTGCGCGGCAGATCCACCAAAGTAAAAACTAATTACTAAAGCGAAAGCTTCTGAAACACCAAATAGCCATTCTACAGGTAAACCTGTTTTAGTTACAATAGTATGTATAATTTCTTTTGTAGAGAAAATCCAAAACCCATCTTGGGTACTATTCTCTAAAAGCCAAATCCATTCTAATCCACCAAATATAACGTATAGCGGGAGAAATGCGACAAGGGCCAAAAGACCAACTGCAATAATTCTGCGAGTAACAGCGCGTAGCGGGTCTAAAGAAGAAACACGTTCTTCGAATTCGGCTTTAACTTTTACAAGTTCAATTTCTTTATCGAGGGCTTTAAAGTAATTTTCGGACTGCATAGCCATAACATCCATCTGATGTTTTTTCTCAGCAGCTTTCATTTCAGCAGCTTGCCCGATGAGCTTAAATATAAAGCCACCAGCGCCACCAATAATACCGCTGAGGGCTGTGCTAGACAATCCAAACATTATTTCTTCCCTCTATAAAATCGATCGTACAACATAACTAAATACCAAATAATAGCAAAGCCTGCTGCGATTGGCGGTAAGAAACCTAAGTACGAGGTGAGTATTGTACCGCAAGCGGCGAGGTCAACTAACTCTTTCATTTTTTATTTTTCCCTAAATTAGTGGTCCATCGAAATTAACTCGAACGTTACCGCCAGAAGCTTGTTTGAAAACTTCTTCATTACTTAAACGTTGAATTAAACTTGCAGATTTTGTTTCATATTTTTGAGATGCAGTATCTTCGCCTAGGTAATCATTGATAAATGATAAGGCAATATAAATTAAAAGACGCTCTTGGTTATCCCGTAAGTAATTAGGTTCTTCTAATCCTTTATAATAAAACACATTAGTATACGCACCGCCTTGAGTATTCGAAGGTATATCTTCGCCAATAACAGGGGTAGTAGCTGATGTGAAATAAAGAGGGGTCCCGCCAGCTTCTAATGAAGAACTTTCAACAAGTCCTTTTTGGAAGTTAGCACTAGTGACTGGGTATTCAGAACCTAGATTAGAACCATCTGAATAGTAATATAATTCAAATGCATCACCTTTTTTGAAAGGTGGATTAACAATAATCTTATCTCCACGACGAGTCCAAAGGTGAGAAGAATATTTGTTTGTAGAATCACTAACAAAACTTCTGTAATCTGCACGATTATCATAAGTAACTGTATCGCGCTCAATCGTAGAAACTTCGGAAGAATAAACTGAAGTCTCATTAAAGGAAATTATTTCAATCTTATCATTAAGGTTAGCGGCTGGACTAATAATAATTGAAGTCCTATCTGTAGCCGTAAAGCTAGAGGCTGCTTGGTAGATACCATTAATTATTACGAGAACACGATTTAACTTGTAAGATAACTCATTATTATTATCGTCAACACCTGTGAAAGTAGTTTGACCTGCCGTAGCTGTATATTCAAAAGTTTCAACGGAAGCACTATCTAACACACTATTAAATGCAACAACATTCAATTCATCAGAAGAAAAAGTAGGTACAGTCAAAGTAATACTTACGCCGTTAGATGCAGTATAATCACTTGACGATAAGAAAACACCGTTAAGTGTTACTAAAATAGAGTTAGGAATATAAACTAAACGTTTACCATCGTTATCGTTACCAATAAAAGTAGCTTGACCAGTTGTAGCGGTAAAAGAAAAAGTTTCTGTACCAGCTACATTAGCAAAAGCGCTAGTAACTTGCCGGAGAGAAATGTACTCTTTAAGATCGCTTGGAACGTTAAAAGTATTGCCATCATTATCTGCTTCAAAGCTGTAAACTTTTTCCATACCTTGAAGACGGAGTTCGCGATAAGCGGTTTCCGAAGCGTAACCAAGGGAATCCTTGACAATCGAATCGGGTAGAGACTCCGAGTCCCTATTAGACCAATCTCGCACTTTCGTTACAAGCGCATCATAAAGAGGTGTAGACATAAGAGCCTCCTAAGTACTCACAATTAAGTCTGGGTATTCTGCCATGATAACTCTTTTAAGTTTCTGGACTTCTTCCTTTGTTTTCATAAACTCAGGATGATGAATATCGAGACCGTGATTTTGTAAAATTTCAATAGCGATCACATCGGGTATCGTAGCAAATTTTCGATAGTGACCTTTTCTTGCTTGAGGGCTAGCATCTAATTGCTCCCTTTCAAGCTTAACTTGTTTTAAAAAGGGGTCAAGGTCTTGCGTAATACGCCAATCTGCCTTAACACCTTTATCATAATAAACTTCACCCCTCAGAGTAGAATCTTTAATATCGATTCCAGGAGTGATATCCCATTTCTTCATTGTCCTCTCCTACGGAAATTAAGATGAAAGAAGTTCATCAAATGCTTGATTGCGACCTAAGTGACCTACTTTGATTACAAGAGTAGTAGTAGTATAAGTAGTCGCGCCTACTACAGCCGAAGTAATTGTTGTATCATCATCGCCTGTTACAACATAAGCAGCATCGTTAAGTTGGTAGAAACGGCTTGAATTAGCTGCTACCCCACCTGAGGCTGTCCCTGTTGGGTTTGTAATTTTAAGAACTAAAGACATTAGTTATTCTCCTAGAATAAAGGGGGAGACCCCGAAGGATCTCCCCACAGAAATTACTTGAGGCCGTAAATAGCGCCTGAAGCTTTCGGGTTTTTGCACTCAAGGGTAGTCTCTTCTACGAGCATACCAACAGTGCTATCACCTTTCTGACCTACGTCTACTTCGCTCATTGGACGAAGAGTCGCAATGGCCCAGTAGCTTGGATCGTAGATGAACGCAAATGCGTTACCGAATGAAGTGTTCGCTGTAGTAGTAGTATACGTAGGAACATTCAGACCCATGATGTAGTTTGGAACGATAGCAATATCGCCAAAGTCACTCATGTAAACGTCGATTGACTGACGCAGTGAACCAGTTTCGTCAACGTTACGGCGAGTGTTCACACCTGAGGCGTGGGCCAACGCAGAAATGTCGCGACGAATTTTTGGTGCAGTCATCAGAGTAGTAGCGTTACCGCCCTGCTCGTAGATGCCTTGCATTACTGTGTCGATATCGGCAAGGGTAATGGCGTCGTAGCCATCAGCAGAACCTGCAGTGATACCTGTTGAACCTTCGCCTTGGTTAGCAAGGGCTGGTGAGGCGCAATCGATGGTTGAAGAACCGTCGTCTTTATAGACAACAGTGTCATCGTTGTTTACCCATGAAGTGTAACCACCCATTGTACGAGCACCTGAGCCAGAGGCTACTTGGTTGCTGTTTACAATGTCGGCTTCTACGTCACGACGCAGTTCTGTACCGCGCTTTTTCAACTGGTAAGCATACTCATCAGCAACACCAGCTTGGTCTACGGCACGTTTCGTACCTGAGACAGCAATGGTTTTACCGTTGATTTGTGTGAAGTTACCCAAGCGAGTCCGGTTAGGACCAGTTTTGTAAGCTTCCGCACCTGATGCACCATCGGCGTTTGAGCCAGTTGCATCTGGAGTTGCATAGTCAGCGCCTTCTACGAGACGGCTGTTACCAGGGGCTTCGAGGCTATCTGTTTGCCATTCGTGGTATACAGATGTTGCTTTCGATTTACCGATAGAAGATGTGAAAGGGGTCTCATCACGGGTGATCATGCTAATAAAATTAGCTAGATCTTCACGCTCTGAAACGTTAGTGTTACTCGTGCCTGAAGCAATGCTTGCAGACGAACGAGTTGCATATGGATTTGTTGCCATTTAAAATCACCTGATTTTTTATTGGTTAAGAGATTTTGAGGCGTAGTTACGGAGGAAAGCCATTTGATCGTCTTGTGAAGCATCCTTTCGGAATGCACGAGCCTTCATCATTTGGTCAGCGTCCCGCTGTTTTTGTTGGGCTGGTTTAGCCTTTTTTACGGGAGTTTTCTTAATAGAAGCCTTAGCTCGTTTCTTAGCACCAGTATTGACACCTTGTTTAAGTTTGCGGTAATCATCTAATGCCTTCACAATCGATACATCGGCTACAGTCATCATAAATTCTTCGGATAGTCCAAGTTCACTACCGAATTCCCGAAGGTTCGCAGCATACTTTTCGTCGTATCCTGGGATTACTTCTTCAATTTCAGTAAAGAATTTTTCTACTTTCTGATTCCACTCTTGCGCTTCAGCTGTTTGTCGCTGTTGTTGCGTTTGAGTAATAACTGCTTCACGGGTATTTCGAGCTTCCCAATATGCTTGCTGTGCTTGTTCTCGCTTATCTTTAAGTTCGGCTAAATCGTAAGTATTACCTTCTTCCCTAGCTTTCTTAATCTCAGCGTCAACAGCGTGATACTGTTGAGCAAGTTCTTGTTCATTAACAGATAGCATAGTATTAACGGCTTCAGTGAGACTAACAAGTTCACCGAGACGTTGTTCTCGTTCCGCTTCAATTTCTTTCCGTGCTTCGCCTAGTTCGCGACCCTTCTTTGAGAGATGTTGTTCGGTAGCATATCCTTTGCGAAGTTCGGCAAGGGATACGAGGGATTGTTCACCATCAATGGTTACGGGAACGTGGACCTCCCAATCAACTTCATCTTCTTCGTAGGCAATAATTTCGTCGGTAGCGTCTTTATCAGAGGCATCTTCGTCTTCATTGTCTTCTTCAGATTCTTCATCAATCTCGTCTTCAACATCATCTTCTGACTCGTCTTCATCCATTGGGTCTTCTGAATCGGACTCGTCAGGATCGACTTCTTCTTCAATCTCATCGGGTAGAGATTCCATACTAGGTACTTCATCCTCATCGAGGAACTCGGTACTAGCTAGAATGTCAGCCAAGATTTCATCTTCAGTGCGATCGGTATTAACATCAGTAGAAATGGCATCCTCATCGAGGGTAGCGACTTCGTTTACTTCAGTATCATCCATTATTTCTTGTCTCCTTTAGCTTTTGTAGGTGCTTCTTTGGGTACAGCTACTTCTGCTTTAATATAATCTCGAATTTTAATCATGTTGCTCAAGGTATTCACAGTATCTAAAACTCGTACTGGATGTTGAGCAATCATCTTAATATCGCGTTCAATCGCAGCTTCTAATACTGCAATCGCTTTTTCTTTATGTTCGTTCATTTAGTTGTCCTCAGTTAAAATTGGAATGTTCTTCCCGTAAGTTTCAATAGAAATTAGTTTCTCTTTTACGGAGCCCAAAGCTAAAGCTGTATTATATAAGAATTCACGGCTCTTAGTTTCATGGGGGTCTGTTTTAAGCCACTCTACAAATAAGTCTACTAAGACTTCTCCGTAAGCGTCATTAAAGAAATTCTCGCGTTCCCGCGAAGAAAACTCTGATTTAATCAAAGCTTCCTTAGCGAGTACGTCAGGATGAACTTTTCCAGTCAGCTTCTTCTCAGCTGTCTTTTTATATTTATCCATTTATATTTGTCCTTGTGCCATCATCTCAGCCATCATAGCTTCTTCTTCCTCAGAAGGAACAGCAGACGCTGGGGAGACGGGTAATTGATTAGACATGGCCTGAATGCCCGTCATAGCGAGTTGGAATAACTCTTCGAAGTCGGGGCGGGGTGGTAAGGACATGCCATCTTTAGCAGCTTCCAAAGCAAGTTTAGACCATTCTTGGTTAGACTTGTCAAGGGCAACTGCAAGTTGTTTAGTATTGTCTTGCAGAGAATTATCTGCTTGAACTTGGGTATAACGAATATTAGCTTCATTCAAAGCCATTTGGCCTTGTTGAACTGCTTGAGCAACTTGTTTCTCCATTTGAGCGTCTTGTTGCTGTTGAGCCATAGCTTGTTGTGCTTCCTGTTGGAAGGTTGGATCTTCGTAATCCCGAAGGTATTGTGTAGGGTCGAGACCCATAGCCTTAATAGACTCGTAAGCTAGCGCTAAACCAGCTTCAGGTTTAACCGCAATACCCTGACCCGCCTGTTGGAGGGCTGGAATGATTTGAGTTCCAATAACATTAACTTTTTGCATACGGGAATCATTACTATTCTCACCGACGTTAATATTCACTTGAACATCCATCGTTTCGGGGAGTTTAGAAATGTCTACGGATTTATAAGCGCCTTGGCTATTCGGGGTACTATACAAAGTTTCCTTCATGTTTTGCCGCATAAGATGGTATACACCAAGAATGCAACGCTTAAACCCAGTCTCAGCAAATCGACGAACAATATGTTGAATACGTTTTTGAGCTGCGCTTTGTACTTGAGAAACCTTTTGCTCACTATTTCCTGAAACATATAACGCATCATTTAACCCCTGGGCTGCCTTCGACATACCCGTTGCTTGTTCTTTATGTAGTTGCAAGAACTCTAGTAGGGGTACTGTAGAAGAAGAAATTGCCTCTGGGGGCATTTGAGATACTGCTGCTGCTGGATTACCATTAGTAGCAATAATTTGTTTTGGTTTCATATTTTGGAGGGCGCTGAAATCGACAACATTCGGGTCAGCCAACTTCGGAGAATAATTAGTAAGGTAAGTATTCTCGACGAATCCTCGCATAATAGCTGTGCTCGCCAAAGTAGACGATCGAACCATATCAGCCATTGAAAGACCATAGAATTCATGTGGAATTTCAAACGGGCAAATGGCTGCAAGAGGAACCATATCAATATCTTCTTCATAAAGGATATGGTCTCCCACAGTGATAAAGTGTTTTAACTCGGCAATGCCATCACCGTCACGGTCAACCCGTAACCACGATTCTGTTACTGATACTTCTGTGTTAGCTTCAGTACCAAAGAAATCGTTTGCACTACCTTCTTCGTTATATTCTTGACCAGTTACTTCTTTACGAACTGAACGTTCTTCATTGTAAGCATCAAATGATTGACCGAAAGCTTGTCCTAAACGATCCCAATTACCAATATCATCAGCGACATCAGGCCATTGTTTGCGAATTTCAGAACGAGTCATTTCCCGTTGAATAGCAATAAAGCTAGCGTCTTCAATAGACGATGCATCGCGGTCGATACGAAAATCTTCTGGTGGAACTACTTCTAGTTTAACACCGGACTTATCGATTTTACGTTTAATACGTACATCCTTATAAACTGCTTCAGGGCTTTCTAAATCAAAATTATTTTCGAGAAACAAGTCACCAACGATTTCAATATCGGGGTCAGCCAAAAGTTCATCAAGGGCTACTTGGTTAATAGAGTCGTACTCTTCAAAGCGATGCTCATACTCTTCGCAGTAATCCCAACGGATAACTGAAGTCTTCCAGAGGAGCGCTGATTTAACCCAAGTATTAAAGATGCGCCAACCATCGTTCTTCTTGAAGAGACAATAGTTAACTACATCAGAAGCTTGTTGAGAACTCATGAGGGCTGCTGGGCTTGTTGAATAAGGTAAGAAAGATGCTAGCTTCATATTCTCAAACATTAACTCTGAGATGATAGCTAGGTAAGCTTCAATTACTTCAGTTGTGTCTGAAGCAACAATGCTTGAAACCCCTTGAGGGGAAAGATGGTCCTTAGCCATGCCTGCGTATTCGTAGGTGGCTTTAATTCGTTCTCGTGTGAGATCGGATGAACTAAGGAAATGACCAACGCTATGCATAACTCCTGAATCAATAATATTCAAAAGTTCGTCGTCGGTAATAGCTTCCTGATAGCCTCGTGCTTTTTGTGCCATGTCTATGACTCCTATCAATCGATGTAAGTGAGGGTTTTGTATCTCCACCTGATGACCCTCAACAGGCGAGGACAATGGAGATTAGCTTGGCTTTTCACCGCGAATGTTTAAGTTAACATTTCTAGCTGGTTTAGCCTTGTCTTCTTTAGTCCGTTTAATTGGACTGTTCATAATTTTATTTAACTGCTTCTGTTCTTCTGCAGTCACTTTTCCTAAATAAGGTTTACTCATTTCTATCTCCAAGGCGGTCCATTAGACCAACAAACTAAAGAATATCGAGTACCTGTTTCTACGGGGGTTACTCGATGCCTTAAATAAGATGGGAAAAATAATGCATCACCCGCCTTATTAAAGTCTTGTGGTTCCTCTGGATGGTTTAACTCTAAGTTCCCGCCTGTATAATTGTCCTTATCGTTTAAAAGAATTACTACTGATAGCTTTCTAAGTTGTTTATTGGTTGACTGATGTAGTACATCTTCATGCCAATCGTAAAAGCTTTTAGTTTCACTTCCATAAACACCAAATTGAGGGGCTTCATTATAATTTAAATCATAATTGTACCATTCAGAATTGACTCGTTTAATAAGTCGATCCATCGATGTATGTAAGTTATTTTCGAAAGAATTGTTATTAGCAATGTCTTCCGTAAATTTTATTTTAGTATCCCTAATATCTTTGTTAATACTAAAGCCTTCAATAGTAGCGTCTACTGTTTCTTTTGTGCTAAAATAATTAACTATTTCCTCACAGTATTCTTTACTGAATGCTTGTGGTACATTATACCACATTACATTAATCCGCCCATTTGCATAAACAAATCTGCGAATAAAAGAGTTTCAAAAAAACTCATCGTCTTTCTCCTTTCCAAGACCACGAGGTAAAACGTTCACAAGTTTGAATAGCCGAACTTGGTGGGCTAATCTTTAACTGTTTCCTAATCTCGTTTATGTCTGTTAATAAATTGTCCTCAAAAGGATAAGACCTAAAGTCAATATTCTTTTGACGCTTATAAATATCTTTACAAGCAGTTAATAATGTTTTAGCCGAAGATGGCCACTTATAAATAGTTCTTAAAACTCCGAACAACATAATTGCTCCGAGACCTGCTGAACCGCCTTGCCAGTATTGTGTAACTAACGTTGCACCTTCCCCAAAGCGGCTACGAGTATAACCGAAAATAATGTGAACAAGATCATGTATATCTCTTTCTCTTTTATCAAACTCGTTGAATAAAGGATTATCATTCTTCATTTCGGCTTCATTATGTGCCGCTACAAATTTTGCGTAATCAACTTCTTCTGATTGCATAAAATTGTAGTATTCTTTTCCAAGAGAATTTAAAGGGAAATCTTTGAAGTCTTTATAATTCTCAAGTAGATCTGATAAAGTCTTTTCTCTTTTTAATAATTCAACATTTTGTTTCGTCTCAAAAAATTTATTTCGAGATTCAAAATATTTTTTATTACCAAGTAATTTGACCATTCGAAAAACTCTTTTAGGTCTATCTTCAGGTATATCCTCTTGAATTCTAGACCATTGATAAAGGGCTTTAAAAAATTTAATCACGATACATCCTTATAACTTTAGTATTCTCAGACACAACAACTTCAAGATTATCTGAAATTATTCTGTAAGCTTTAGCGGGAATCAAAAGATTATCGTTAATAGATACAGCAGTGCTAAATATGAAATAACACAAATTTCCTTGTTTATTAAGTGTGGTTGTTTCAGTAATATCTCTATATTCTACAGTCCATGCTTCAGGTTCACCATCAATTCTAAGGAAACAAAGCACATCACTACCTTCACTAACTATAAATTTAGATGTATCAGATAACGGCGCATACTTCGCTGGTAATTGTTTAAACGAATTTTGAGTATAAGATGTATTATAAAATAAATTAATTAAATTATTTTCAGAATCGTAAACAACACTTGCATTTGGTTCATCGTTATAAACATATGTAATGTAGTTTTGAATTTGTTCTTCGGTAAGACTATTGTTTAAATTATAAACAAGCTGAATATTACCTTTAGTTAGTAAATGATTTTCACCACTTCTAATTAAACCAGAGCTTGTTGGATGATATACTATTTCCCCATCGTTATGTCCTATTTCAAGAATATCATCCCTGCTCATATATCCACCTTCGTGAATATTAAAAGCAGCAGATACTAACAGTTTATTGTCAGTGTTCTCATTAGGGCCAAATTTAATATCAGTTTGTATCATTACAATGTTTCGGATTCAACCGCCTCCGGTGCTGATTCTTTTATTAATTGAACAGCATCTGTAATAAATAAATCTTTATATTTATATGTAAATTCTTTGCCTATTAAAGACCTAAACTCTTCTGACTTTTCGTCATTATCTGTAACCTTTTCATACATAACAATGTCTTGGCATATTGTTGGGGCTTGCTTGGCAATTTCTTTTAAAATATCTGAAACACTCATGTCACCATAAGGAACAATATCAAAAGCTAACGACTGATAATCTTTAGCTTCATGTTTTGTATCATCACAAGAAAAAGAAACAAGCAACTGTTGAGTGCTTTCAATATAACCTGATACGTGTACTTTATAATTCATTTTACTATTATAACCTTTTTTACTATTGATATCAGCTAAGAACTTCTACCACCTACCGTGCCACCAATACCAGAACCACTGTTAATTAAACTTGAGCCTACTTGATAGAAACCAGCTAAACCACCAGCACCTCCTGCGGCTGCACCTTGTGGTGCGCTTTGAATTAAAAAGCCAGTAGTACCTGCAGCGCCGTTGGCTCCCAAGCCTCCGCCAGCGCCAGCGTCAATGCCTTGGTCAGCGCCCGCAATACCACCACCAGCACCACCAGCAGTTGCTGTTCCTGCGCTGCCGTTAGCGCCTTGTTCATTAAGGTTAGCACCAGAAGCTGTTCCTCCAGTACCACCAGAACCTCCGTTAACGCCAGCACCACCGCCGCCGCCTGCACCCGCATAAGCACTTGAGGAAGTTCCACTTTTTAGCTCTAAAAGAGAATACTGTGAGCCACCGCCGCCGCCGCCTCCACCGCCACCATAAACAGAACCGTTGTTAGTAAATGTTGTAGCAAACTGCGCACGGAAAGCATTACCACCAACTCCACCAGCAGTGCCAGCAGTAGCGGAAGAAGGATATACAGCATTACCACCATTACCACCATTACCGCCACGACCCTTAACCGTACCGTTATTGATAATGCTAATGACATCACCAGATGTCCAACTGCTTCCTGTTTCTAAAGCATATGTGCCAGTGCTTGTAGAACCAACAGTAACACCAGAGTTAATTGTAAGAGTTACATCTGTACTTCCAGCTACATATGTACCGCCTCTTGAGCCTTGAATATTATAGTTAAGAGTATCTGCAGCAATAGCTAAGTTGATTGCAACTCTTCCGCTTGCACCATACCACTCAGAGAAAGACATTGTAGCACCTGAAGCCTTACCAATAAGGCCGCGAATGTCTGAATCATTCAGGCTCGCTGTAGTACCTGAAGTACCGCCAGCTTCAACGTGTATATCATTTAATGATATTGCACCGGAAGTTTGTAAAGCCATAATAAATCTCCGAGGGGAATATTGGGGGACTGCTACTCAGCAGCCCCCTTTAGTTCTTCTATTTCTCTTTTAAGTTCTTTAATTGCTTCAATAAGGAGCGGAACAATTTTTTCGTAACGAACAGTTAAATACTTATCATCGATAGGTGCTGGAACAACAATTTCAGGAAGAATAGCTTGGACTTCTTGTGCAGAAACACCAACTTCTTTTTCTTTCTTATATCCTAATGATACCGCTACATCATTGGCTTCATAATAAAAACCATTTAACTTAGATACTTTATCTAAGGGAGAATCGATATTTCCAAAACGAGTTTTTAATCGATCATCCGAGTAGTAAGCCGTAATATTATTTGTTGCTCTAATTTCACCCGCAGTACCACTAGGAGTAGTTCCAACCCCAAGTGAATTTACTTGAGCATTTGAGTTTGTTCCAATTGTCCAAGAACGAGTATCACCACCAGAATTATAAGTACCACCAGCTGGAATGTTTGTAAAGCCAGGTGCAAAATGTAGAGTAGCTGTGTCCCCATTATGAGACGCAATAAAAATCCAATTAGCTCCAATAACTTGATTATCTGTATAGGCCTTTAAAACCATATATCCAGCGTTATACCCGTTACTTACACCACTTGGCGGTACATAAAACAAAGCGTTCCATGCAGGAATATTAAAATTTGATGCTGGACCAATATCAAAATAACCAGCAGAACCTAAAGACTTATTAACAGGAATTGCAATAATTCTTTGTGTCCAAGTTAAGTTAGCCCCAGACCAAGAAACTGAACCTCCACCCGATAAGGTCCAAGGAGCATTAATTGTACTATAGTCAACAGGCCCAGTAGGTCCTGTAGGGCCGGTAGGGCCGGTAGCACCAGTAGGTCCCGCAGCACCAGTAGGCCCTGGGGGTCCAGCAGGTCCAGCAGGTCCCGTAGGCCCTGTGGGACCCGTTGGCCCAGTAGGTCCTGTAGGTCCTGGGGAACCATCGACTCCGTCAGCGCCTGCAGGTCCAGTAGGTCCAGTAGGACCAGTTGCACCATCATCTCCATCAGCCCCTGCAGGTCCTGTAGCGCCAGTAGGCCCAGTAGGTCCTGTCGGTCCGATTGGACCAGTAGGGCCAGTTGCACCAGTATCACCAGTAAGGCCTGTAGGACCAGCTGCACCAGTTGGACCAGTAGGTCCTGGTGGGCCAATAGCACCATCGTCTCCGTCAGCCCCTGCAGGCCCCGTAGAACCTGTAGGACCAGTAGGCCCGATAGGACCAATAGCCCCAGGTGAACCAGTAGGTCCTGTAGGCCCAGTGTTACCTGTAAGTCCGGTAGGTCCGGTAGGTCCTGTTGGACCTGTATCACCTTGGATGCCTTGAATACCTTGGGGTCCTGTTGGACCTGTAGGTCCTGTCGGTCCTTGAAGGGCTACATTGGAAATTGTTCCTTTTTCCCATGCCCCAGCTGAGACATCGTAGTAAGGAATTAAATCAGTAGATGCTGCATCAGTTCCAGTAGAGAACCCTGTGAGGGCCGTTCCAACATTTGCTGAGTCAGTTACATCTGCGTTATTTTCAATGTTGTCTAGTTTATTACCATCAGTAGTAATATTACGACCATCAACAGTGCCTTCTAAGTTTGCAACTAAGGTAGCTGTATTATAAGAAGCATGAGCAGCGTCAATAGTACCATCTGGTACTGGATCGTACTCATCAACTAATTTCCATTTACCATCAGTAACGTCAAACCAAATACCTATATGTGTATAACCGACGCCTGAGGCTCCCGTATTACGGTTGCTCCAATAACCAGTATCGACATTAATAGGACTGGCAGTACCAGACCAAAGGTCATTAAGTGTGTGACCAGTAGTAGAGCCGAATTCAACTGAAATATTATCTGCTGAATGAATTAATTGAGCGTCACCTGTAATATCGTTAGCTGAAGAAAAAGTTGTAACAAAGTTATCTGTAGAAACTGCGAACGTATCTACACCGCCAGTACCTGTACCTACGCCATCAATCTTAACGTAATAAGTTGTAGCAGTAGTTCCTGTAAAGTGACCTGCAAAGAAAGCATCATCAAGACCAGTACCCGTAAAGGTTGTACCAGCTTCCCCGATAGCGTTACCTTCATTAAGGCGGAACATCGGAGAACCCGCTGTAACATCCGCAGTAGATACTGAGGTGGTAGTTCCAAGAACTGTTAAGTTACCATCAACTTGAAGATCTGCACCAATGTGTGCGTCAGCCCGTACTCGGAAAGAATTTACTGAATGGTTTTGTTGATTAACTAAAAGGACACCATCAGTAGCATCTGAGTTAACAACCCAACCAAGACACATAGGGTAATTAGGGTAAGTTGGGGAAGCATTTTGAACTGCCCCAGGAGTGAGGCCAACAAAAAAGTTTGTCCCATCACTAAGCCCTGATGTATCTAAGCCATCAATCTGGCCTGCAATAATACAGTAACCATAAGAGTCATTTGAAATATCACTAGCAGCTAGTCCTTGCGCGTTGTAAGCATTAACATCTGTAGCGTCAGCTAAACCAACTGTAGGTACGTCTAATCCATTTCCAGTATAATTACCACTAAAATATAATGGTTGACCTTTTAAGATTGTCGAACCTGTACTGTTATAAACTCGTTGATGTTCTTCAATACCAATTTCGTGAATTACGTTTGGATCGTCACTGTAGTAATTAAGTGTTTTATGGATGTTATCATACCACACAAGACCTTGGCTATATGCAGGATGACCTACACCCGTACCAAGCTGAATTGAATTCGTAATAGTAGCTTTATTAAAAGTTACGTTGTCCGTCGAACCTAATTCAAGATTATCCCTAGCAGTAGAAATATTCGAAAGATCTGCAAGATTATTCGTAGCAATAAGCGCGCCGCTAAGAGAAGCGTAAGCGTCGAGCCAAGTAGATCCATTATATACTTTCATAGAACCATCGGTCGTATCAAAGTATAACGCACCCGTAACTAATGCATCCCCATCGTTATCTACAGAGGGGGCCGAGGCTTTCGCACCAAGGTAACGATCATCGAAATTATCGTAAGAAGCCGCAGCATTTGCTTCGCTAGTAGCTGCTGCACTTGCACTTGTCGATGCGTTACTTTCTGAGGTAGCCGCATTACTCGCTGAAGTAGATGCATTGCTTTCTGAAGTAGCTGCATTAGACGCACTTGTCGATGCATTAGACTCACTAATAGATGCATTAGAAGCACTTGTAAATGCATTATTCGCATAAGTGTTAGCATTACTTTCAGAAGCAGCAGCGTTACCTTCTGAGGTAGACGCATTATTTGCACTTACTAAAGCAGCCGCCGCACTGGAGGCCGCATTAGTTTCGCTCGTATCAGCATTACTTTCACTAGTAGCTGCAGCGTTAGCTGATGCCAACGCATTACTCGCTGAAGTAGAGGCATTACTTGCTGAAGTAGCTGCGTTGCTTTCTGAAGTGGCTGCATTACTTTCGCTAGTAGAAGCAGCCGAAGCACTGTTGGATGCTGAAGTAGCACTCGCAGATGCTTGAGAGGCACTCGTGCTAGCATTAGAAGCTGAGTTAGCCGCATTGCTTTCAGAAGTAGCTGCATTGTTTGCTGAAGTTAAAGCATTATTCTCGCTTATTAAAGCAGCCGCCGCATTGCTAGCTGAATTAGTCTCGCTTGTATCAGCATTACTTTCGCTAGTAGAGGCAGCTGAAGCGCTATTAGAAGCTGCAGTAGCACTTGCAGATGCTTGAGAAGCACTTGTACTAGCATTGGAAGCTGAAGTAGCTGCACTGCTTGCACTAGTAGCCGCACTATTTTTTGAAATAAGTGCGTTAGACTCTGAGTCAGAAGCATTTGCTGCGCTTGTAGCTGCCGCAGAAGCCTGTGTAGCCGCATCGGAAGCGCTGGAAGCAGCATTTGAAGCTGAAGTTGAAGCATTAGATTCGCTTGTAGATGCATTAGTAGCTGCTGTTTGAGCAGTATTTTTGTAAGCTAACGTGTTTGCTTCTGCAGCCTGAACAGTAACAATCGCTTCACTTGCAGTAGTAGCATCGTCAGAAGCTTCTGAGGCTGAAGTGTTAGCATTATTAGCTGAGGTGGCTGCACTAGAAGCTGAACTAGCAGCGGCAGTTGCGCTTGAAGCAGCAAGATCCGCATTGTACTTTGCAGAATAATCTTGGTTCTCAACTGGGACATTCTCTTTGATTGCCCAGTCTTTAGCAAGTTCTGCTTGTTCTTCAGAATCTAAAAAGCTTAAGTTAGCCGCTGTAGCAGAACCTGCCGCATTTGTTGCCGCTGTTTCTGCATCATTCTTGAGTTCAGTAAGAGTTTGCCCAGTAACTGTTTGGGGTGTAAAAGTAAATACACCTGTAAGGTTATTATAAGCTAAAGTAGAAGTATCAGCGCCAGCAGCAATAGAAACTGAAAGTGCTGTAAGATCAATTCCCGCCTCTGGTGCATTGACAAAATTATTGTGATCAAGATAAAAATTAGAATCTTGCCCATCAAGTTTATCAGCGTTTACAGACGTTTGAGTCCCATTCAGGATATTGGACATATCTCTTGTTTTAGTCATAGTTCTTCTCCTAGAATGTTACTGATTGAGTTAAGACACCAGATATCTCAAGATTACCAGAATTATCTAAACGCATTTTAGTTACGCCGTTTTTATTAAAAATTATTTTTCCACTCTTATCTTCTTCAATCGTCCATGTTTCAAGATTGAAAGAAGATAGAATAGCATCAATGTCTTCTAAGCGTGAAGTAGTATTGAACGACCAAGAGTCTTGCATTTCGTTATTAGTAATAGGGGGTTTAATTATTGCCATGATATTACCATTTAACTTTATGAGACCAATAGCGAGCACTTAACTTGCTAGGGCTCGAATCTTGTGCGTTGTGACGAGCGTAATAGGCTGCTTTACGGGCTTTACCTTTTTTAGAGGTAGGATTCTTTCCTTCCCCTTTCACCCCTTGAGCGCCAAAACGAATAAGCTTAACTGTATCGCCTTCTTTAGCAAGTACTGCGTGACTTTTCTTTGGGTGTTTAGGGGTACGTTTAGGTATGTTGTAACCACTAAAAGTTTCACCGCGATAAGTTATACTCATTTTTTATCTCCTTAAATTATGTAGGCAGTTTCCATTCATACCTAGGAACCCTTGTCGGGTCGGTTGTGTTCCGACTCACAACGAATGGCGTAACGCGACGCCTGCTCCGTTGGGGCTATTATTACTTAACCACAGCCCAAGGTAATCTCTATTAGTTTAATGGATTACTAACTGCGTCTAAACCTTTCCATAGGTCATCTATATCTTGGTTTATCGCGTCTAGTTTAGAAATCTTATCTTTAAATTGTTCGACTAAGATAACGCTCTCAGCAGAAGATTTTTCAACCGCCGAAATACGATCTCTCATATCAAACAATTCTTTTTGATTATCCATAATAGTTTTTAAATTAATTCCGAGTTCAGTTAATTTCTTATTGGTATCCGGAGTATTCGCAACAGTTTCTTCCATAGCAGTTATCCGATTGTAAAATTCAGCTGTCGCCCAGACTCCACCGCCCATCGTAGTTAAAATCGATAAACCAATTGCAATCCAAACGCCTCTAAGCTTTACTGCGCCAATTTTTAGTTCTGTATCTTCAATCGACATTATTGTGGCCCATCATAAATACTTTGTCCCATTCCAAGAAGTTCACTTTGGCTAATAAAATTAGCAGAGAAGTAATCTGTGAATGAAAGAGTATTACTACCATTATCCCAAGCTAACAAGAGTTGATCATTTACTGCAGAGTAAGAAGCAGATACTGTAGCTGTGTTAGTATTGAAAGATTCAAATTGTGCGTCGGCGGTTGTTGTGATATCAGTATTCATACTAGCTTGTAAGAAACCAGCTGCTTGTTGAGCGTATGATACAACTTCCGTAAGTGAGTTATTGTAGTTATCCACTTCTTGTTGCGTAATTTCGACGTCATTTGTTTTAACAAAATTTTGAACTTCTACTTTTTGTTCTATAGTATTAGCTTGTTCTGCAATAGAAACTACAGCATCAAGCTTTGCAAGTTCTTGTGCTGCATCCGAAAAAGTATCAATAGCATTGTGCATATTATCAATAGAATCTACATGAGCATCTAGGAGAAGCATTTGCGTATTATAAATAACTGCGCTTTTAACCGATTCTAAAGCAGCGTTGTAATCTTCAAGTTCTTGAGGAGAAATTAATAAGGGTAGTATCCCATCATTAGCAATGATTTCACCTGAGTGACCAGTGTAATCGATGTATCCCATAAGATATTGAGCTTGATTTTTCTTGTTAGCAAGGGTTTTACTAATATTCAATAAGTTTTCAATTTCACTTGCGAAGCTTTGTGCGGTAGCGCTCAGAAATAGAAAGGTTACTATCAGAATTTTCTTCATTAGGTTTCTCCAATTGTAGAGTTAATTTGTAGTAATCCTCATTATCTTCGTAATCTGGAATGAATACTTCCGGATTTTTCTTCATAGTGTAATACGCCGCTTTCCCTACAATTAATTTACCATTAATAGATATTGGGCAGGGTGTTCCACTTTTAAACATGGAAAGCCAAACTTCCTTTTCTTCACACATAAGCGCAATAGCTGCAATGTTCATACCTAAATCTTTCAGAGTCTTAGAGTCTCTACGCCGATTACACTCAGGGTCTTGCCTATAAAAACCACCGGAGATTCCAAGTACATTAACTTGAACACCACCACTAGAACCAATGAGACAAGTATCAGATCCATTACTCATATAGCTTGGAGATACCGCAGTGTTAACTGGTATTTGCGAAGAGGAACCTTGTCCATTGTAATTAATAGTCTCGCTTGTACTAGGGTTATTACTGTTGACAGTACTATTTTGGGTATTAGTATTTAAATCTCCAACCTGTTCATTTTGAGCGAAAGCTAAATTAATTGAGAGGAGCCAAATAATTATTAATCTAAACATTATTCGGCTCCTTATTTTTAACTTAGAAACGGCCCGTAAGAATTCATATTTATTAAAGTTTAATCCAAGTTTCAACTGGCGTTAAAAATTCTGAATGATTCTCTTTTTTTAACGCAGTGACTAGGATATCTCCCGCAAAAGAAATTCTTGTCTCTTTATTATTACCTCTAATGTAATGAGGTAAGTAAGATGGGAAGACAATAATTTCGTCTTCTCCAGCGGGAACTTCAAAATGAATATGATTTAAATCTTTAAAAACAATATTTGAACCTTCTTCTTTCTTAGTATAAAATACAAAAGAAAAATTGCAATAACCATGAGAATGTAATATCGTGTCCGGCGTAGAAGGTGTAAGTAGCATCCCCCAAGATTTCGTTAATAGAAAATCGAAATTAAAACCTTTAGTATATTCTTTTAAAACTTCTTTTAATTGAGATAATACTAAAGGAAAATCATTTAAGATAGAAATATTATGAAGTTCAGTGGTACAAGTAGTTTTTAAATAAGACATCACTTTACTTTCTAAAAGAAGTTTAGTCTCTTCTTCAATTTTAAAAGGATATTTCTTAATCATTTAAATTTCACAAGCCCCCGCTACACATGCAAGTGTTTGAGCGCCTTCCGTGTTATCTTCTTTTTCGTAATTAACGAGGTCCCCAAAATTAATTTGGGAGGGGAAAGCTGCAAAGGCTGCTTCATAATCCTCTTCAGAACAATCTTGATACGGTGCTTGTGCATACGTATGATCGCTGTAAGGGAGAAATGAAATGCCAGAACAAATTTCGAAGTTACTATAAACCCAAGCTCCAACTTCCAACCACTCTTCGTCTTTGACGTAAATGGTTACTGATGGTTTATGTTCACACCAGTTCACTGCAAAGTTCTTCCAGTTCTCAAGTTGTTCGAGGGCTGGTTGTTCGTTAGCTAGAATGGCTCCTTCTGGAGACTTAATGGGGAAACTGAAGATAGTAGTACTATTCGGTTTCATAGCGCAAGGTTCGTTTGGAACCCCTGAATCTTTTAAGAAATCAGTGATAGGGTCCTTGTTATCTTGTCGCACAGTACGAATGTAATACGGAGAAAAACGCCCGTGTATACCTGATGCAGAATTGACAAGCTGCGAAACAGTACCGGATGGCTTAATACAAGTGATAGCTGCACTCTGGGGGATTCCCAATTTCTCAGCCCATTCCTTATTTGTTTCGATAGCAACATCTTTCATTTCCTTCAGGAGTTTCGCGTCTGGGTTATGGAGGAGGGGGCAATCCTGGATTCCGGTGAGAGACACTCCGAGCAGTGACTCTTCGGCAGTATTGCGTTTCCACACTGCTCGCAAGTAGGGAAGGTCCGTAAGCGTTGCTTGTAGTGTGCCAAGAATTGTTGCCAACCGTACTTTGCGCTTGAGGCTAGCTTTCGTATCTTTTTCACGAGCGACTACCTCCGATAAGTTACAGAATTGATTTGGTCGCAGAATAATTTCTGAGCAAGGGTTTGTTCCGAAGTCCCAATCAGACTCCCTGCGGCCATTCTCTCTCGCTTTTGCTTGAGCTGCAACGCGCGAAAATATGCCTCTCTCTCCCGATTTACTTTTGACAAGGGCGGTCCATTCATTTAGGAAAGTCTCCATATCCGGTTTTACTTCGTAGCAAGCACTATTATTAGCTAGTGCCCGATGACCGTAGTGTTCCCACCAGTTACCGCTTTTAGCGTCACGTATTTGAGGGTCTCCAAGGTCTGAAAGCGAAATCATAGCGCTCCGGCGTACACCGCCAACGACAATAATCTCACCAATCTTGCACATGATGTCATGGCATTCAATCGGATTTAGCTTTCGTCCAGAGGCTCCTTTAAAAGTTCTATCGATGAAACCCATGAGGTCCATAAGAGGCTCAGGACCGCTGGCCCGTCCTCCCATCGTCTTAAGCCGAGCTCCTGCGGGTCGTACCTTTGAGTAGTCCCACTGGTGTACTTGACCAAGATATAGGTCGGCAATTTGTTTTCGGATGGCTTTTGCCCAGCCTTCTTTAGAGTCGCCAACTACAATCTCCCGTTCGGTTTGAGTGAAAGTATCGTTTACGATAGGTAACTTAGACACAAACTTAGCTTCGACACTAAAGCCTACACCAGTACCGCTGGCTAGAATATAAAGTGCTTCATCGAAGGCTCGTGGGGAATCTACAGCTAGAAATGAGCAGTTAAAGCCTGCTACGTTATTCTTCTGGAGGGCTTCGCCAGCACTCCAAAGACAACGCATAGAAGGCATTACTTCCATTGAGTGAATCGCTTTGTAAAGTTCGGAGTAATCTTCTTGGCTCAAACGGTCGCCCCAATAATTTAAGTAGCGCGTAACCGTTTCTTCCCAACTCTCTCGTTTTTGTGTTTCTTCATCCCAACGAGCGTAACGTGAGAGGTGAATAAATTTTTGATATGTGTCCATTAGTAGTTACTCCGAGTAAACTGATTTGTAATATTTATTAGATAAGTGTGTCTTGAGTTGTTCGTACCCACCGATGTGCAAGTTCCCTTTCATAATTTGGGGAACAGTAGACCATTTCCGACTCTTAAACATTTTTAGAGTTTCGGGGTCTGAGTTCACATCGATAAGCTCATACTCAAGATAATTATCTTGGAGTAACTTCTCGGCCTTCTCACAGTAGCCGCATGTGTCTTTTGTGTATATCGTATACATAGTGTCCTCTTCTATGCGTACGAATTACTTTACTAAGGTAAGCTTTGCGATTTCTACTTCCAACTCTTCGTCCGACAAATCAGATGTACTGATAGTCTGATTAACTTCTTGACGTTGTAGTTTGGGTGCTTCGTATTCTGCTATGATAGCTGCAATACGGGTAGCTTCGCTCTTATCACCTTCTTCAAGTGCTTCGTACATATTATAACGGAGGACATCTAGGGCTGAGAATGAATTCTCATCTTCCTTAATGACCTTCGCTAGTTGTTCCATTTTCTCTTTAATCTCTTCGCGAATAGCTTTATTACGCATACGAGTTTCTAAACCTTTCTTACGATATTCTTCAGCCATTTCTGGGGAGGTAATCGGGTTAAGGTTTGATAATGATTTGTCTGAAACTGGATGTTTTCCTTTCATTTCATATCTCCTATAACCAGTTGGTATCGTCATTTATAATAGCACCGCCTATGCGGTCTCTCCATGACACTCTATCGTTTGTAAGTTTGTTTCCGTGGGTCCTCAAAACTTCTAAACCCATAGCGCAAGCCATAACAGTATCATCGTTACAACCAGCCATGGCTTCCATCTTTCCAGAATCTCTGGATATATAAGTTTTGAGTTCCTTAATAATTGTTTTTGAAGGAATACGTATATCATCTTCGTTCACCGCATTTTGGAGTAAGCCAATAATCTGCGGTTTGCTTGACATAGTAGTTTTGAATCCAGGTCGAATACCTTCCGCAGAAGAAAGATCAGCTATCCTAGCTTGGTAGTATAAGTTGACATATCTCATTTGGTCTAGCCTTAATAGCGTAGCTAAACCAATACTATTCGATTCGACACATAGTAAAGCATTATTGAAGTAGCGACCTAAATAAAAAAGAATCTCCCCAAATTCAGTGGGGTCTACTCTGTTATTTCGGTACATAGCTACAACTTCCCTATTGGAGTTCATAACTACTGCGCAAGAATAATCTTTCCCTACACCTTGGGCTACGTCAGCTGCAATAATGAAGGGTACATCGAATTGAGGGTACTGCCAGATTTCTAGGGAGCCTTCTTTAGCTTCTACAAATTCGCCCGTCATCGGATTGAATTCTCTGAATGCTTCAGCTTCTGTAGCTATGAGATCATTAAGTTTCTCTTGGTTGAATACTGTGTTACCCGAAACAATAAATGCTTCCTCAGCCGTAGCTGGGTACTCCTGCCGAAACTTATTCTCACCGCCTTCCGCAATCTTTAGGCGACGCCAATATAATTGTTCATCATCTAAATCGTACTTCTCAGCTAATTCATCTTCTTCTACGGTTCTCTCAAACCCCGAAGGGGCGTCGCGTCGATATTCCTCAGTTGCAAACCAAGGAATGAAAACTGCGAGATACTCATTCTCCCCGTTAGCCGCTCCTTGGAAGAGACGCCAGAATTCTCCTGAAGCCCCGTTAGCCGTTGATTCTAAGATTACCTCAGTACCTTCAGCTTGGGAGATCCCTTGAAAGAGTCCCGCAAGAATTTTCTCGTCGTGAGTCCAGAAACCAACCTCGGAAAGGTGGGCAATGGTAGGGGTAGTTCCTCGTCCAGCTTCTGGCGAACCAGCAGTGTATAGACGGTAACCGCTTTTATTCTCTTCAAATAAGATTTCTTTAGCGTTAGACTTTTGGAGAGTAGGTTTTAAGTCGGGGGGCATATTATCAATAATGTTTCGACTCATACTAAATAGTGCATCCGAAGTAGCACTGTCGTGAGCCATCACTACCGACTTGGAATAGTCTGTAAAGTAAGTCTTCCAGAATACCCGCGCAGCGCAATAGGTAGATATGCCTTGCTGCCGCGCTTTGAGGATGATGACGCGTACGCGACCAGTTTCCTCTATTTGTTTATCAATGGCTTCATTGATTACCCGTTGGGGTTCGTTAAAGAGGAAGGGGACAAAACCTTGGGAGGAATCTTTGGTGAGGATTTTAATGTTATCCGCAGAAAATTTTTCGAAGTCCCCTTCGTACACCTTGAGGGCGTCCCGTTTAGCTTTCTCTTTAAGAAGCTCAAGTGTCCTCTTGTTCTTCATTATATTAATCCTTAACTACTAAGGATTACATCAAATACTCCGCGAGCCCCAATGTAACCTAGTTCGATTTTTAAAGTAGCCGTACCAACATAAGTAAAAATTGAACCGCCGCTTTTATGAACGTCAAATTCTATAATTGTAGTTGGATCAGCAATGCTTGTATGAAAGTGTGAACCAGAGTCTAATCCGTAAAAAGTAGAAGTACCAGCAGCTGCTTCGTCAATATCCGTAGCGCCTGAGTTTGTTACTTTTATTATAAGGTTTGCCATTAGGTCTTCCTCCGTTTAGATTTAGCCATTTTAATCTTCCTTAAAAAATTTGTAGATGTTTATAAAGGTATTAAGCCAAACTCCAATTAGTATTAATACTTCTACGTACGAAATACTTAGGGGCATTACCGACGTTTCCCTGGAGGTCCCCGACGTTTACGTTTAGCTTGTGGGGCTTTATCTTTAACTTCTACAGTTTTACGGTTATAACCTGGCTTCCCTACTTTCATAGTTTTCTCTGGGGTCTTAGTAGTAGTAGGCTTCCTTGGTTCTTTAGGACCAGCAAGTACTACCCGACCTACACTGCGAGCTCGCATTGAGTCCGTTGGAGATTCTTTTTTCTTTATTAGCGCGTGACCTTTAAAACTAATTTTATCTTTTTCGCGACCAGTTTGTACTTCTCTAGTAGTTCGGGGGGTCGCACCGTTAGTGCGAAGGTTTCCGTGCCTAGCGCGGCGACGAGCGTTATGATCAATTCTAGGCATGGGCCTCTCCTTTTAATAAAAGTTTCTTATAGGGACTTATAGAATTCTAGGCGAAATCGTAGAAAACTTAGGGGGGTAGCTTTAAGAGAGACTAAGAAAGTATAGATGTTATTTTAAGTACCCTATTCTGATTTCGAACCCCCCTTACTTCTTTGTTGCGACTTGCTCGCTTGGACTCTCTTGAAAGGAGAACTACTATGTTAGAATTTATCTTAACTCACCCCTTACTTTTCGCCCCATTCGGATTCTTCATCGCTGGAACGATTGCGATAATCACGATAGCACATTGGGATTAACCAAGCCGAAACGCCTTAGGGCGTCTGTAGAGAATGATCTCTCTGCACTGACGAGGCAGATCCTCATAGTCATAAACTAATGGAGATTTATTATGACAAACACAATCAAAACATCTATCATCCGCGACGTAACTTTGAACTACGCTTTCCTCGATACACCTCACGCCCCTTTCGGTGGTGATCCAGTGTACGATGTTCAGGTAGTAGTACCTAAGAAACGTCGTAAAGAACTTGAAGCTTTCGGTAAGGTCCGTGAAGTTGAGGGTGGTGTAGCGATTAATTTTAAGCGTTACGCTAAGGGTGCTAAGGGTAAAGCCGTTAAGGTCGAAGTAGTCACCGCTGATAAGGCAGACTTCCGTGCTGAGTACGGTGATGCTAAGTGTATCGGTAACGGTTCTAAAGGTTCCGTTAAGGTATTCACTTATCCTCGTGGAGAACAAATTATTACTCGTCTCTCCGCTGTTCAAGTGATTGATTTAGTTAAGTATGAACCAACCGAATCAGTTGATTTCGATAGCATCGAGGCTTCTGAAGACTTCTAAAGTCGAAACTCCCTTCGGGGAGTCGTGTAGGTATTGTCTCCTACGCCTGATGAGACAGACTTCTCTATTGAAAGGAAACTGTTATGTCGCGTTATAAAGAAATGGACATCGCAATCCAAACAATGATGTTAGCTAACCCTATCATCGATCCTCTCGCTAATACTATTGAGGATGAACACCTTGAACTTCACTATGAATACCTGTATGAACAGGGAATAGATGAAGCTCTCCTCGAAGTTATTGACGATCCTATCTATAAGGATTTCTGGGAGAACCTCATTGAGAACTTTGATGAGTTCTTCCTTGATAACGGTATTGCAGTACTCACTTATGAGAACGACGATTATCAACTCTTAAGTGATACCGAGAAGAAAATGGTAGACCGCAGGTTTGCCTCTGCACTAATTGAAGATGCTAAGAAAGAGATACAACAACGTATCGATATGGCTATCCTCGAAAGGCAAGCCTCATGAGTATCGCTCTATTTATTATCTTCGCAATCGCCTTCCCATTCATCCTAGATAGTATACGGAAAGGATAATATAAAATAAAAATCTCTAAAGGAAATTCCCTAAGAACCCTTCGAGTCTAACTTGGAAGCCGTATTATAGCCCAGAGAGGACCGCAAAATTCCCTAGAGGGAAACTATAGAGCATCCTCAGAGGGGTCCTCCTGGGGCTCCTCTGGAGAACCTCGGTAGTATTCTCCTTTAAAAAGGGGTTTTCAAGGGGAATTACGAGAATTCTGTGGGGAAAACTCTAGAGGGCGACCCTAAAAGACAAGCTTAAAAAGTACTTGCATTTAACGACAAAACTAGTTATAAAATTTTAGAAAGGAACTTATAATGATTCAATATTGGTATAAAGTAACGATGACTATTGAGAGAGTCGTCAAAGCTACTAGCGAAGACCATGCAATTGAGATTGCAAAAGAAGATTTTGAGTATAGTGATATAAATCACTCTGATTTTGAAGTAGAGGAAATATAGAAATGATTGATTACGATGAACTGCAGGAGTTACTAGAAGAAACATT